GCGCCTTCCGGGGCCGCGCAGACCCCCCCGGGAGGGGGTTGCTGGGGGGTGTTTCCGCAGGTCAGAGGCTTGCGCGCTGGTCGCCGTTTCCGCAGGTCAGGGCACGTTTCGCGCCTCCAGCTAACGTTCGACCGGTTTTCGATCAGGTGTTCGATCCGCGGGCCTCGGCGCGGGACTTCGGCGCGTGGCATGCCTTGCATAGGGTGCGCATGTTGTCGAGTGTGTCTGTGCCGCCGCGTGATCGGGGTTGGATGTGGTCGGCGTGGAGTTGTCCACTGCCGGGAGGCGCGGTGTGTCCGCAGCTTTGGCAGGTCCAATTGTCGCGCCGGAAGGTGGCTTGCTGCAAGCGGTGTGGGACTTTGCGTCCTTGGTGGTTGCCCCAGCGGTGTGTGGTGTGTTGGGGACATGTGCCGGTTGTGGTGAGTGTGGTGCAGCCTGCGTGTCGGCAGACCTTAGGCGCGCGTGGCATCAGATCGGTTGGGTGTCGGTGGTCCAGGTGTCGCGTGTTCCGTGTTGCCATGCGACGCGGCCTGGTAGTCGTGGTTGGTTGTCGTTTCTGGTGGCGATCATTGGCGTCTCGTCTGCGTGATCGATGAGGCTGGGCCATGTGTAGGCGATGGTGTGGCCTTGGTGGCGTGCCCATGCGCTGATTGCTTCGTCGATGGGTTTGCCGTTGGGCAGTTGGTTGAGCATGTTCGGCACGAGGTCGGCGTGTATGGCGATTCCGACTGCGTGGAGTAGTCGTCGGCAGGTGAGCCAGTGTGCTGTGGTGTCAGCGGCTTTGGCGATGCGTTGTTGGTATTCGCGGGGTCGTTCTCGCCCGAGGTAGAGGCTGACCACTGGGCTGGGTGCCACTGCTAGCGCTGCGTCGAGCTGGTCGCGGAAGTTGTTGCACGGTATGGCGTCGTCTTCGAGGACCACGAGCCAGTCTGTGTTGTGGCGGGTGAGGTGTTGCCACACTTTGCGGTGGTTGGTTTCGCATCCGAGTGCGCCGTTGTCGATGCTCATGTATGCGGCGCCCACGGTTTCCATGAGCCGGTGTGCTTGTTCGGCGCGTTTGGTGTGGGCCACGATGCCGATGGTGTGGGTCATCGTGGCCTTATGCGTGTGGTTTTCACGGCGACGGTGGTGTGTGGTGTGAGTCGTGGTGTGATGCTGCCGTAGTCGTATTCGGGGTCGATGGCGATGGAGCATCTGACCCAGCCGCTGGATTGGATTTTCTCGACGGTGCCTTCGTGTTCGAGTCCGTTGAAGTCGACCCATACGTTGTCGCCGGGTTTCATGCTCCGCTCCATTGTCATTCGTCCCAGTAGGGTCCGGGGCACGACGGCCATGGTCCGTTCCAGTGCACGCCGTCTGGGCCGAGTCCGGGCCAGGCGGGTTCGACTCCGGCGGCGCGTGCGCCGTAGAGGTCATAGGAGCGGTTTCCGGTCGCGAGTGTGAGGTTCTCGAAATCGATGAGCAGCACGCCGCGGTCGGGGTGTACGACGACGTTGATCAGGCAGGGGTCGCAGTGCCACCAGCCGGCGGCGTGGATGGCGGCGAGCAGATCCCACAGCGGCTCGGCGTAGCGCCGGGACCAGTTGGGGTGGATGTTGAGGATCGGGGTGCAGCGTTCGACCTCGATCCACATGGGCCCGAAGTCGATGAGTTTGGGCGTGGCCCATGGCATCGTGCGGTATGCCTGTAGTTCTTTCTCCCAGGCGATCTGCTTGGTGAACTGCTTGTGCACGGTGCGTCGGTGGATCGTGACCATGGACCTCGCGACCATTGTTACTTGTGCCTCCACCATGACCAGGCGTTGCGTTCGTTGGCCTTGAAGACCGTCACCACCTGGGGTCCGTGGATGAGGCGGTCGGCGTGTTTGGTATAGGCAACGTAGTTGAGTGTCGCCATGTCGCCGATGATTGTTCCCGGGGCGTCGTCTTTGTGCCAGACGCGCCGAAGTTGGTCTTCGTGGTCGGCGGCCATGTCGTGTGCGAATGCCATGACGGTTTCCCGGTCGCCGCCCACGATCCCCGCGTTCAGTAGGGTGCGGTCGGCGTGGGTGTCGATGAACTCTTGCAGGTGTGTGGCTTTGTGGTTGTTGCGCATCCAGTCGATCCCCACAACGGCGGGTTCGTACCCGATGTACAGCTTCCCGGGTTGCATGTGTTCCCACGGAGGGGTGAGCATTTCGACGTCGGTGCCGTCTACGCACCACACCCATTTGACGTCGGGGTTGGCGCGGAGCCATTGGTAGTACAGGTACCAGCGCGCGAAGTATGGGTTATCGACTGGGCTGGTGACTCGCTCGAATGACGCCTGCGGGTGGGTGAGTGGGTTGTCGCACAGCACAACGGTTTCACCTCCAGTGATGGAGGTGATCAACGTTTCGAGCAGTTTGACGTCGGGCCGCATGCGGGTGTTGCGCTGCGGGTCGGGCTTGTTCGACAGCAGGCAGGTGAGCACCACACGCCGGTCGGGTTCCACGATGGGGATGTGGTGGCTGCTCGTGTAGTGGTGCTCCCAGTACAACTCGGCATTGCGGGCGGCGACGGCTTTGCGTTCCTCGGTCGGGACGGAACGCTTTACTTCCAGGTGCTCGTCCATGGAGTGGATGAGTTTGTTGGAGCCGCATACGTCGCCGTAGCGGAACGAGGTGAGGCCGGCGTTGTAGATGCGGTCGGACCAGGAGGGGTGTTCCCATCCCCAGCCGCCGAACTCTGGGTCGAGGCCGCCGACTGTTTCGATGACGCTGCGGTGTACGTAGATCATGCAGCCGCGGGCGCCGGTTAACGCGAAGTGGTGTCCGTCGTCGTAGACCTTCGTGACGTCGTTGAGCCGATGCCCGTTGGCCAGGTCGACGAACTGGTACATCAGGTGGGGTTCGGGCGAGTCGATGTAGGGCTGAAACCAGTTGTCGACGATCGGGTAGCAGTCGTCGTCGAACAGGAAGATGTGTTCGCAGCCGTTGAGTAGTTCGAGGCATTTGTTTTTGGCTCGGGCGATGCCGGCGCGTTGAGGGAACCGATAGGTGGCTGCCGGGTATGGCTGGTCGCTGGCGTCGTCGACGATGACGAGTTTGGCGTTGGGGGTGCGGCTGCGGATGTGTTCGATGGTCCGGTCGGCGACGTCGCGCCGGTTGCGGGTGGTGACTCCGATTCCGATGGTGGTGGCGCCGCTGGTGGTTTCGGGTACGTATCGAGTTCCGTTGACCACCACGTCGTCCATTTTTTCGCCAGTTCCGTCCTATGTTGGTTATTCGTACCAGGTGCCGCAGATGTCGCAGTCGGCGTCTCCGCAGTAGCAGATGGTGCGGTCTGTGGTGCGTCCGGTTTTTTGTTCTCGGTGCCGGTTTCGGTGTGGTTGGGCCGCGTTGGATCGGCGGAGTTCGAGTCGGGCGCGTGCTGCGTCATCCATTGGTGTAGTCCAATGTTTTATTCATTTGTTGCCGCCGTTACCGGTTGTGACGACGATGTTTGTCGCGGCGGGCGTCTCGTCAAAGGTGAGTGTCCATCGGCGTGTGGCGGTTGGGGTTTTACCGGCCATCGCGAGGGTCGCTGAGTTTGAGAGAGCCGCCATGATCAGCAGCATCCACGGTTCGTTGGGTCCAGCTTTTTGGACTGCTGGAATGTCGGGAGGTGTGGTGATCCACTCGCCAGGGTCGGAATGCATCAGCACTTTCCCGTCAACTTCAATGTGGATCACTGTTCAGCTGCTTTCTGCAACGCTTTCGCGGGGACAACAACATCGTTGCTTGCCTTGTCGATGGTGATCGACAGGACAGGCTGGCCCGTGGGTGTGGTGCGAATGTTGATGACGCGGTGCCCGGTTGGTGCGTCGGCTGCTTGCTGGCGTAGTTGTTCGTGCTCTTCGCGTGTGAGGATCACATAGTTTTGGGTGATCGCCGCGGCGAGCGCTTCCGCGACCAGTTTCGGGGTGTCGAGGTGCGGCAGCCCTGCTTCTTCAGCGAACTGGCCGGCGAGTTCCGGGGGGACACTGACAGTTCGTAGTCCCGGCAGGAGGATCGGGAACGGTTTGGTGTTTTCGTCGCCGGGGTGAACCAGGTTGTTCAGCGTCTCGGTGAGAAATTCTGTGAGGTTCATCCTCGTATGCACCACCAGATGCGGGTGAGTAGGGACGGTGGCCGGTACAGGTCGAGGTGTTCCCACGGTTCCGGTGTGATATTGCCTGCGTACAACCGGGTTTCGTCTTTAGGTGGGTCCAACCGTCGCGAGGTGGCGATGAGGCGGCGTGCTGCGCGTCGCATGATGCGGGCCGCGCGGCGTTTCATTCCTGCCTGCCACCGATCGTGCCGGCGCCGTCCTGCAAGTTGATACGCCACGACTCCGGGTCGATATCGTTCGGGAGTCGGCAAGCCTTGCTGCACGCCGAGAAACGAACCTTGCCGCAAGGGTCGGGACACACCCGCAAATGTTTGGTTGGCACGGCAACTACTCCTGGCGTGTGGGGCGGGGCAACCGGTCAATCAGCTGGTCGAGTATGCGTTCAGCGGCGGCGATGATGTCCGGGTTGCCCGATTGCCGTGCAAGTTTCAGGTTGAGGTGTGCGCCTTCGATGCGTTCGGTTAGTGTGCGCGGCGGGGGGAAAGCACTCATCGGTGCCGCCTGGCCTTTACGCGGGTAGCGTATTCAGCTTTGGCTACATCCAGGACGCGGTAAACGTTGTGCCCGGTGCGGTTTTTCCCGGACGGTGCGAGGGTGCCACGGTTGACCCACACATAGATGGTGCTGGTGGTGACACCGCATAGTGCGGCTGCTTCAGCTGCGGTGACGAGTGTGTCGATACCGTCAGGGGTGAGGACTGCGGTTCCTGCCATCTAAGCTCGGGTCCCTTCCCAGATGCGAGCATGAAAAATGCCCACAAACCCGAAAGCTCGTCCGGGTGCGGGCATAGTTCGTCTACTGGCAGTTATCTTACACGAAAGATCAACCGGCTTGTTGTTGTTCGGACTCGATGAGCGTGTCTAGGCATACGCGGATCAACCATTTGTAGTTTTTCCCGTCGGGGTCGTCGCGGACGATGTAGGTGCAGTCGGGGTTGCCGCATGCGATGTAGTCGTTGCCGCCCATCCCGATGGTGCGTTCCATTGCGAGCAGTCCACAGGATGGGCAGGGCACGGGGAGTATGTATTTGGGTGCTTTGGCGAATCCGAGTATGCGGAGGATTCGGTGGTGCAGGTCGGGTAGTTCTTTGAGGTCGTCGTGGGTGACGAGTTGGGTGAGTTGTTCGCAGCGTGGTTCGAGGTATTTCCAGGCGGCGATGATTCGTTTTTGTTCGTTTCCGTGGGGTGGTGGGGTTTCGTTGCGTTGTTCGGCGAGGTAGTCGTGCCAGCTTGTGAGCATGTCGGCGATGAGTGCTGCGGTGTCGCTGGCCCATTCGGCGGGGTGTCCGTAGGTGTGGGTTTTGGTGTGTCGGAGGGTTTGTTGGCGTGGTGGTGTGGGGAGTTGGGTGTGAAGGTGGAGCCAGTCGATGGTGAGCCGGTAGAGGGTGTAGCGGAGTTTGTTGGGGTTCATGTGTTTGGGTTTTGTGGGTGTTTCCGCATGGGCGTCGGTGTCGATCGGCTTGGTCATTTTTCGAATGCCTTCCTGAACATCGCTTCCTGTTCCCGTCGTTCCTTCTCGCGGCGTTCAAGCCATTCCGCTGCGCCGACACCTACCTCTGCCGGGACGTCGGCGAGGTGGGCGTAGATGTCTGCTTGGAGTTGGCAGAACGCCCGATATTCGTCAGGATCTTGGATGGGGCATTTTTTGATGATGTTGGTGGCGGCGTTGAGCGCGTCCCACGCTGCGATCCACGCCCCCACACGAGCATCAGACATCAGTGACCTCCTGGTTGGGTTCAGACTGCACAACCGATCCGACATCGCTGGGCAGATCGTCGGTGTTGACCTCTACCCACCACAGTCCAGGCTGCCCAGGTATGGCCTCGCGGCGGACAAGGATGCCGCCGCTATGCGACTGGAACTGGAGTGCATCCTCTAGGCTGTCGTGCTCCTGGATCCACTCGCCCCCTCCGGGACGCGGTTGCTTCAGTGCGTAGACGCTCATTTGTGGTGTCCTTTGCAGTCGGTGGAATGCTCGGTGCGGGGCTGGAAACACACCGGACAAACAGGGCTCTCAACGAGGAACCGGGCCTGGGAAGCAAGAATCACGGACAAGGTCACGGTTGGTCCTTTTCGGCTAGTAGTTGGGCGATAGCGATCAGAGCGTGAGTGGTCGCTGACTCGTATGCGGCTTGGCGGGCTTCTTCCCGCGCGAACTCGATGTGCTCGGCGGGGGTTTCAGGTGGTTTCGGCATGCGGCTAGAACGGCGGAGCCCAGGCGTCGATGAGGACATCGAACGCGGCGTCAGCCATGCGACGCCACGCGTCCTTCTCCGTCTCGGTCAGGGTGTTCCACGGGAAGATGCGGCCGCCGGATGTTTCCCCGCGGATCGCTTCGGCGACTTTCTCGATCAGGGCTTCACGCTCAGGGGTACTCATGGTTGGGCCTCGTATCGGTAGTGCTCGCAGGGCTTTCGGTCGGGCCGGACGGTGCCCGGTTCATCGCTGAGGTAGGTACGTGCCGGGTATCGGTGTTCGCGCAGCACCGGTTGGTCTGCGCCGCGTTCGGCCCACTCGATGTCCATCTGCGGCTCGCTATGGAACTCGGCGTCCAGATCGGTGCACGACGAAAACGGCACCAGGTCGCGGGTGGACATGAGTTCGTCGCGCTCGGTGCAAGTGATCTTGACCCACGGCATCAGCAGGACGATCCTTTCGTGAGCCATTCCGCCCACCCCTGACCCACCCGTACAGGCGGTGGTGTGGTGTCCGGGATGATGTGAATATCCGTATGCCCCGTGTTGATCGAGTGACGATCCGCTTTCCACTGAGCGCAATCCATGCAGCTCTGGTCCCACACACGGTTGCACTCCCTGCAATGAACCTGAATCACCGCGGAACCTCCCGCCAATCCCGGAACACGAACGTCCACAGTGACTCCCGGTACGGCGCCGGTCGGCCCGCATGGGAGATGGTTTTCGCCAGCACGTGTTGCTCACCGATCGCGGTGATCTCGATGATCGTTTCGCCGCGGCCTTCGTCGCCGGCGAGTCGGGTTCCGACGGTCCAGCCGTTCTTCCGTGCAGTGTCTGCGTCGCTCATGCTTCCTCCACTCCAGCGCAATCGGCGCACGCTTTGAGTTCTGTCTCGTTCATCAGGAACCCACTTTCGCCAGGATTACCAGTGCGTCTGCCAGTCCGCTGGCCCGGCCCCCGCAGACTAGGCAGTCCTCTTTGTCGCCGCGGGCCGCGGCCGATTCGCAGAATCGGAGCCACGCCACGCGCTCGGCGTTGATCAGGTCTATTGCATCGCTCAAGGTCATCGGGTCTCTCCTCGCAACGCGACAGCGGCAGCGGCCACCACCAAACGCAACTCTTCAACCTCAGCGACCAACTCAGGAACGAGAGTGCGCGCCTGGGCGATGAACTCGCCGTCACGGTCGGGCAGTCCGTAGGTCATGGACTCGCCAGCGCCGTCGAAGAGGATCGACTCTGCGTAGTCGCCGTTCTGGTTCTGTCCGCCCCAGTGCTGGAACGTCCACGGCCCTTCGGTCACGCCTTCCAGCGTGGCTTTGGCGCGCTCAACAACATCACTCATGAGGTATCTCCGTCCAGTGGGTAACGAATCGGGTTGCGGTCTCTGGCCGAGGGCTTTATCAACCTCAGAGGCCACATGCGCGGTGTGTACGCCGTCGCCTTCCTCCGACCACCCGCAGATGCAGTACTCGACACGGTGCTCGCCGAGGAACCCCCTGTCTGCACCGTTGTAGGCGTGCGCATCGATCACCTCGATCATGAGGTTTTGGGCTTCGCTGCTCATGCTTCCTCCAAAGAGTCCGTAGGGATGTAGAGCACGCGAGCGGGAAGGAAGTCGATAAGGTCCCCTGGCAGGCTCTCGTCTTGGTCATCGTTGGCCCAATACCAGGTACCCCTACTCGTCTTCTGCAGGGTTCCTCCGTCGTGGGTGAGAATTACGTTATCTGGGGTCATCGTCAGCTGTATCCGCTTGTGCCTTGTTGGGCGAGGTGTCGTAATCGAAAACAACCAACATGTCGGTGTTTCCACTTAGGACGGGGCAATCCTCAGGTGGGTGTACCACCAGGCAGGCAGGACACGAGTGATCCTCAGTGAACGGTCCGTAGTGTTTGGTTGGGATCAAAGCGAAGGTCGACGCCTCATCCTGCGGCCTGGTACGAATCCACCCGCCGTAGTCATAGTGCCACCGGGCGTTGAACCTATCGCGCCAAGCACGATCGCGGTGTTCAGGGCTCAAGTGCTGGACGTCTGATCCATGCTCTGTGGTCGGCATAGTCGTCATCTCCCTACGAGTGTCGGTAATCGGAAACATGTGTGCGCTGTCAGATCGGCTGCCTACCTGGAGAAACGGCGACGATCATCGAATCAACCCCTGATAAGCAACAGAGTTCAGATCAGGCACCAGGCACCTCCCGCCAATCCCGGTACACAAAAGTCCACAGTGACTCCCGGTACGGCGCCGGTCGGCCCGCATGGGAGATGGCTTTCGCGAGCACGTGTTCCTCTCCGACCGCGGTGATCTCGATGATCGTTTCGCCGCGTCCTTCATCGCCGGCGAGTCGGGTTCCGACGGTCCAGCCGTTCTTCCGTGCAGTGTCTGCGTCGCTCATGCCTCGCTCCATCCCGACACCCAGCGGGCTTCTGTGTGCTTCGTAGCGGGATCGGGACAGCGGTGCAGTCCGCGGGGGCGTTCCTCGCGGGTGAGTCCTCCGAGGGCTTTGTCGATTTCCTCGGCCAAGTGCTCGGCACATGTGGGAGGTCCCCAGCGAACCCCCTCCTGCCACCCGCAGGAGCACAGCCCATCCTCACCGTCTCGGCTGTCGATGGGGCGATGCTTGCCGATCACGTCGGCGATCACGTTCTGGGCTTCGCTGCTCACGCTTCCTCCACCTCAATCACCTTCGCGGGAAGCGGATCGATGAAGAACCGGATCAGGGCGGTGTACGTCTCCCGCGTATACGGGTCAGCTTTGAGTGGAGTCACGGAATCGCCGCGCTTGCGCCATCGCATTCCCGCATAACGCTCCGGCCAGGAGCAGTCCTCAGTTGATGCGATGACAGTTCCATCGGGAAGGGCGGAAACTTCGGTTGCGGTTCTCACCATGCGTTCGCTCACGCTTCCTCCTCAAATGATTCGCAACTACACGCTTCACAAGTTCCGATGTCCGAGTGATGCGATGACGGGTGTTGGCATGTGGCGCAAGGTGTGGCGGCATAAGCAGTGATTGCCTCAGCGCGGGCTACTGGGTCGCTCATAGGTCGATTCCCGTCGCCGTCACGTATCCGCATTGCGTGCATTCCTGGTACCATTCGCCGCGTCCGTCGGAGGATTCGGGGCCGATAATCTGCGTGCTCCGGTGTTGACATGCTTCCTCCCCTGTAGCCACAACCGCAGCAGCAGCGAGGGCAGAGGCCACCTTCCACGCTTCGGATGGCTCGTAGTAGATGACCTCATTGCCCGGGTCGAAACGCGCGACCACCATTCCGTCCGCCACACCAACTTCTTGAGCGGTCCAGAATGCGATTCCGTCGCCGTGGTCGTCGTCGGGTTCGGGTAGTTGGATTACCGCCACACCCGGAAGAGAAGCAACGGCATCAGCGAGCTTTCCGGGGAGCGCATCCCAGGCCGCCTGGTCGGCAGCATCCTCAGGGTCGGTCCACAGCCGCTTCAGCGCTTCACTGAGGGCTTCTGTGAGTACTGCACGAACCGACGCCTGCGACTCTGACTTCAGGCATTCCCCCGTCAACTTCCCGCCCACCATCGACTCTCCGCAGAACGGGTTCGCGGGATCGTCAGGGCCGTGATTGTGAACAGCCATCATTCCTCCATCAAATCTGCGTGGCCGTCGATGAAATCCCGGATATCACAAGCCACCTCGTAGCCTGGATCGCGTTCCGGAACGCTGTTGCAGAACTCGCGGATACGGGCAAGCTTCTCTTGGTTGTTCATTCGTCGCCTTTCGGTTCTCGGTTTCTGTCTGTGAGCCGCCCGAAGTGGATGACCCGACCGGGCAGCGGCTTCCCCGGCGAAATCGTGTTGCTGCAGGGTTTGCCTTTGGGGGCTTTGCAGATGTCACACGACCGCGCGGATTGGGCGGCCTGGACACGAGGATCATCCGCAGACGACACAAACATCGTCATCAGTCCGGCCACCTCCCGATGAGAAGGTTGTGAGGCCAACCCTTACCGACGCATATGTGCGCCTCAAACAACTCCCACGTCCAACGCTTCCCACCCCACTCGATGTGCACGAATAACCGATCGCCATCCACACTGGCGCTGTCCACTCGCCCACCCTTCATCAGGAAGGGAGTGGGTCCGTTGTTCAACAGCAGATCCACGTATCCGGTTGTTGCCAGCATCAGATGACCGACTTCACCTCGATCCGGTCGGGGGTCGGAGTGTTCGATGACGCCCCAGTCGCATTCCCACCAGTGGCTGCATCGGATCTCTTCTCCGGGTCCGTACGGGCCGGGGCATTTACACGGCCCGCTCACGCCGCGGCGAATCTCCACGCTCACTGCTCGTCTCCTGGTGTTGATTGCGGGGGCTGTGCGCCACGTGGAGCGACTTTCAGGGCCTCCGTGGTGTCACCGGACCCAGACGCGGCAGAACGACTGTCAGCGATCCTGTGAGCATGAGCCGGAAACGCCTCCAACACCTTCACCACACGCCCCTTCTCATCCCGCACCACACACGGCTCCCCGACAGCTGCACGGCAATCACGGCACGACACCCGCAACGCCCCCTGATGAACCGTCGTCCCCCGCCAGTCCTTCATCAGCCGGCATCCTTCAACCTCAGATGCGCATCGCAATACGTCAGACCGTCCTCGGTCTCGATGCGGCCGTGGTCATCACAGAGAGGGCAATTACGGACCGTCTCGAAGATCTCGCTACGCCTGGCTTTCTCCGCCGCTTTGCGTTCCGCGACCACCGCATCCCGTGCCTCCCGCGCGTGAGCGCAGGGAGCGCACGGACGGTTTGTTCCCTTTGGATGATTTGAGCAATAGGGGGTGGGGAGTCCGTCCGCGTCCAGGTGACCTTCCGTACTTACGTAACCCCCTAAGGAGTTGGAGAAGGAGAAAGGAGCAGGAGTAGGAGTAGCCCCGGGGTTAGACGGGGGGTTAACCCCATCCCCCTGCTTAACCGTTGGACCGGGGGTTGGACCTGGGGTTAGCGGTGGGGTTGGACTAGGGGTTGAACCTGGGGTAAACGGCTCCAGAGTGGCCGGATCAATCGCCTTCTGATCGAGCATTTCCTTCACAGCATCCCGCTGCCAACCCGCCGACTCGATCACCTCATCAGAGGTCTTCGCCTCAGCGATGTTGCGGGCCTTGATCTTCTTCACTTCATGCACCACAACCCCGCGCAATGTCCTCGACGCCAACGCGGCCCGCGCGTTAGCCATCGACACGGCCATGTTCGGCTTCTTCCACAACGCGTCGTGCTTGATCCACGACCTCAGAAGGAACTCATCGGTGTTGGTGTCGATGATCAGGAACAACTCGCGGGACAGCTCTGCGGCGGCCGCCTCGACGGCCTGAACTGTCCATCCCTTGGCCATCGCGGCGATTCGGCCGGCGTGCCACTCCCCCGAACCGCAATAGGACAGTTGCGGGCTCGTCCACAGCACGAAGTACAGATGTTGGGCCGGCGGGGTGAGATCCAACCAGTCATCATCACCCCAGATAGCGAGGTTGATTACCGAGTGGTCCTTGCCAGTGGCTTTCCTGCCCATCAGGAATCACCTCCAGGAATGACTTGCAGCCGATCCCTCTGGACCTGTCGTTGCGCCTCACGGGCTCGCCCCGATCGGTGCTCGACGTGGTCGCACACCGACTTTCCGCGGTACCCGGCGTGGTCGCAGAGATCGCAGGCGTAGATGGCATCCCACCGTGCCCGACGAGCCTCAGCCTTTCGCTCCTCGGCCTCATGCATCCGTCCGAAAAGGCTAGCTATCGACTCGCCTACCGATGGGGCCGGCGAGAAAAGATCGGACAGAGAATCAGGCAGAGCAGGTTCCGGTTGCGGCTTCGGATCCGCGAAAGGATCTTGGATGACCTTTGGTTTCGCCCGAACAACGTTGTGCAATGGGTGCTCAACCTGGATGGCGCGGCGTTCAGCGTTCTCCAGTTCCTCACGGGTGTTGTAGTTCTCGATGCTGATGCCAGCGACTTCGCTCCACCAATCTTTCGAGTCTCGGTGGGCCTTGAACCGTTGCGGCGGGTTCATGGTGATTCCCACGTACAACAGTTGCCCTGTGGCGCTGTAGAAGCGATAAAGAACGTGAGCCACTAGTCCTCCTCTCCGTCTTCTGTGCCTTCGAATCCTGGGCACAAACAGATCGTGTAGGTGTTCATGTCGTCCCGGTTGACACCCATGCGGACCCGGCACCGGGGGGCATGAGAAGACCTGGGATGGTCACACAACAGACAGTCGGTCACTGGCGGCCTCTTCTGGGATGTGTGCCCGGTGGTCGGCAAAGGCGTGGTGCCGGCGGATGAATGCCTGCGCTTGTTCGGTAGTGGGGAATTCGGCGGTGATGGGGCAGCCTTGGGTGCGGCTGCATTCCGCGCAGACAACGGTGATCATGGGACCTGCCATCATTGGGCTGCCTCCACAGGGTTAGGTGATTCGGTAAACAAACCCGTCGTCGTCGAGCAACACCCAGTTGCCCCTGTAGAGGACGGGAACAGTGATAGGGGACTGGGATTGACGAACAAGCCACCCGTCAGCGAAAGCTTGTGTCCGATAGGACTCCGCCCAACGATGACAGGCACCGCAAGCCCACAGCCCGTTGGACGCCAGATTGGTGTCATCGCGGCGAGATCCGCCAAGACCACGGGGCCTGCGATGGTGTGCAGTGGCGTCTGAGGCGTACTCGTTGCAGCGTTCACACCGCCCTTGGGCGCGGGTCCAGATCAGTTCTTTGGTTTCCGGGGGAAAACCCGTGAACCGGCGACTCATGCGGGGGCACCGTTCTCCATGAGGTCGTCAATGAACTCCCGCAACTGGGCAGGTTTCGCGTTCCTCGCCGTCACCTTGTACTTGCCGTAGAACTGGGCAGCCACCGTCTTCTCATCGAGCGTCAGAGCCGCGCACGCATCCCCCAGCTCGTGGAGCAGAGCGTTGCGTTCAGCCACCGCAGGATCCGGCGGTGCGGGGGCGTCTGGGTCTCCCTTGCACCACAAGTCGAGAGCAGCGCCGAACCTCATGCCCGCGTTCCTGAGCGCGTCACCGATGGCTTCTTTGACGGCGTTGGGGCCTTTCTTTCCGCCGGCGTCGCCGTATCCGATGCGGGTGACACCGCAGATCGTGAGGCGGATCCACAGGCCGCCTTGTTCGTCCAGGAGGGGTAGGCCGTTGTCCCCGACTGCGAACGGTTCCCATGTCCACAGCGGGTCCACGTCGAGGAACCTCGCGGTGAGGTAACCATGGCCAACAAAGTCGAGGGTGATGCCGCCCTTCGGCAGCTTTCCGATCTGGTTGGCGGGGAATGGTTCGCGAAGCTTCGCGAGCCTGTCAACGTCCACGTCGCTCATTCGGTTACCTCCGCAGCAGCAGCGAGAAGAGCAGTGGCGTAGGGCAACACGTTGCACGGGCGAATCGGAGTGTGCACCGACACCGAACCGATACGCGGGCCGGAAGGCCATTCATCGATTCGGATACGTCCGTGATCAACACCGAGCCGTTCATCCGCCTGCGGAACGGGCCAGTATTTGTCGCCCCACTCTTCGTCGACGATCGGTTCGGGGAGTTCTACGAGTGCGATGCGGTTCGCTTTCAACGCTTCCAGGAACTCTCCAACACGAGTTTCGTCAAAGAAGTCGTCCCGAAACATCTGCGCGAGAGTCGCTTTGATGCGTGACTGATCACTCACTGTCCCAGCTCCTCGGTGGTGTAGATGAGGGGTTCAAGGAGTTCGAGGATGTACCTGACGCCATCCGCCGTAGGGTCGCCGGGGACCGCCAGCCGCAGAGCTTCCGAGTGTGTTTGGTGCAGTTCGCGGATCGGCTTCAACGCCTCACGGGCACCCGCCTCAGCAGTCCGGTAGATTGCCAACGCTGTTAGCGAATCCGTACCTGGGCAGACCCGCCTGGCGGCTTCTACTGCTGGATCACTCATCGTCAGCCTCCAAGACCTTCGTCAGCATGTCGCGCAGGCCAGTCAATTCCTCGCGAGAGAAGCGGCCGGCAACCCATCCCTGAGTTCCCGAGTCATTGGTCTTTTTGAGCTCGTACCGGCGTCCGTAGTGCCTCCGGTCGAAGTCGTGATCCTTTAACCCCAGGACCTGCCAGTGATCCTCGCCGAAGTCGGGGAGGGTGGAAATGTAGAGGCCGAGTATTTTCTCGCCCCACTGGTTCAGATACTGATACTGACTCATGCTGTCCACCTGTCTGCGATCCTGTCCAACGACCCAATAACCGCATCCACACGGGACAGGGCCTTGTTCACCACATCCAGGTTCAACTCCAGCGCTTCGCGGTCCAGGAACTGCAAAGGCGGCCCCTCAGACAGCAACTCATGCAAAGCGCACCGCGCGTCATCAAGGGCGGCTGCGCCGGCTTTCGCGTCGTCCCTCGCGGTAATCACCCGTGTATCAACAACCATCAGTTTTCGTCCTTGTCTCGATATTCGGAGCAGTGGCAGCGTTCATGTCCGGCGGGGCCGTGGTAGTTGGTGGCGTCACAACCCGTGTCCCACCGTCCCCGGAACTTGTCCCACGCGTAGCGGTGACGGGACCGGTTATGGCCACACACGCACATCACGAAGCCTCCAACCAGCGGAACTTCTTGACCAGAGCTCTGAACTCGGCAGCCTGCTTCTTCGACCACCCGTAACCAGGGAAATACTTTTCGACCGTTGTCCGGCTCACCCCCAACGTGCGGGCAACCTCGTTATAGGGTGCGCCGTCATCAAGCAAATATTGGGCGAAATCCTTCTGCTCCTGGCTCAACGGCACAAACTGATCCGGCGACGCCAAACGGGCATCACCAGCTGCCCGAACCCGAACCACCGTCCGAGCCGAACAACCCACCACTTCCCCAATATGCTTGGCGGAACGCCCCTCACGAGTCATCAACAGAATCGTCTGCACCTGCTCTGGGGTGAGCCTGTTCCCGTTGCTCATGCCACCTGATCCTCACCATCGATCGCTTTGAGCAGAGGCCGCCGTTCCCGCTCCGACAACCCCCCGAACACCCCGTAGTTCTCGCGATTCGCCAACGCGAACTCCAAGCATTCGACCCGAACCTCGCACCGGCTGCAGATCCGTTTAGCTGGCTTCGCGCTTCCACCCTTCTCGGGAAAAAACACTTCGGGGTCCACTTCGGCGCACCGTGCCAGGTCACGCCACGCGTGCTTGTCCTCAACAGGGGCGAGCATGAATGACAGGTCGATGATGGTCATGCGATAGCTCTTTCCATGCGGGCGATCACTCGCCATTCAGCGCACTGCCGGCGGTCCCAGCCACGGCCGGGGAACTTGCGGCGCAACGCGGTTCGACTGCACCCCACCGTCGCCGCGGCGTCCGTGTAGGAGGCGCCGTCGTCGAGCAGGCGGGCCGCCTGGGCCAGGACATGTTCAGGGATGGGGTCGTGGGCTTCGCCGCGGCTGATGCCGTGCCGCACCCTCACCCGTGACACTGTGCGGTCGGAGCATCCGACTTCTTTGGCGATGTCGCCGGTGGTCCAACCGTTCCACGACAACGCCACGATCCGCTCCACCACCCACTCCGGGAGTTTCGCGCCCCGCCTCATGCGACACCCCTGTAGCGGCGGATGAACGAAATCCACTCAATCGACTGCTCACGAGTCCAACCCTGGCCGCGGAAATGCGCCGAGATCGTGGCCTGCCCAACACCCAAAGTGCGGGCCACCTCGTTCTGCGAAGCACCATCGGCCAGCATCCGCGCCGCTTCCTCCAGGATCTCCGTAGACAGGGCGGGGGGTTTCGGTTTCGCCACACCCGTCTTCGCGCGAGCACGCTGCACGGTGCGTTGGTGGCAGCCCAGTTGTTCGGCGATCTGCGTGGCGGTCCAACCCATGCGGGTCAGCCACGCCACCTTCTCCACCTCAACGGGGGTCAGGACACGGCCGGTCATGCGCCCCACCTCTGCGCCCGGCGGCACTCATTCGAGCAGGTCTTCGCATACGTCCCCATAAACTCGCCGCCGCACTGCGTGCAGATCTTCAGGGACGGTTGTGACCGCAACGCATTCGCGGCGCGCTTCTTGCATTTCTGCGAGCAAAACCTTGCCCTGCGGGTGACCGGCTCGAACACCTCACCGCACTGCAAGCACTCCTTCTCGGTGAACCGTGCCGGTTTCACCGGTGCCAGCTCGCCACGTTTGATGCGGGCACGTTCCTTCTCTGAGAAGCCGCCCCACACGCCGGCCTCGTTGTGTTGCAACGCGAATTTGAGGCATGGCGCTTGAACGGGGCAGGTCCAGCAGATGCGGCGGGCGGGGTCGGCGGTGTAGTGGCCGGATTCGTTGAGGAACCAAATGTCGCCGTCCTTGTGGGTGCAGATCGCGCGGGAACGCCAGTCGCTGGTGTGGACTTCTGCCAACTGAATGAACGGGGAGTTCGCCATCACACCCACCCCGTCCCGGTCAGGTGTTCAGGGCAGAACGATGCGGTTGCGGCACCCACGAAATAACCTGCGTCGTAGAGGTTCAGGTTGGAGTTGTTGTACACGAAGACTGAGGCTTCGTACATGGTGTAGCCGGTGTCGAGGACGTCGCAGACGGCTTTGCCGGCGTTGATGACGGCGGGTTTGGAGCTGTAGGTGATGCCTTCGGAGTCGAGTGCCATGACGAACGCGTCGGATGTGATGTCTGCTTTGGCTTCTGGTGCGGCGAGTCCGGGGCCGATGATGCCCGCGGCGATCAACAGGGGCATGGTCCACCAGTAGCGCCAGGACTTCTCGTTGCGCCTCATGCTGCGTCTCCCTCGGTGAGGTAGTCACGCAACAACCCGACAACAGCGTCGCCGTTCATCTGCTCCCAGATCGTCGGCTCGTTCTCCCAATGGTGCGGCGGTAGGAACGGGCGGAACCACGACACACTCTCCGTGTGGATCAACACCAACTCCGCCAGGTCCTCCAGTTCCTTCAAGAGGTCCAGGTCAGCCATGGGTGGGTTGGTGGTGACGGGCAGGTCAGCCCAGGTTGTTTGGTGGTTGTCCCACCATGAGGGTTTAGAATCTCGATCTAGCATCGGAACCTCTCCTTAGTTGTGTGTTTCCGGTGTTAGGGCCGTCGTCCCGCGCAATGGGGCGACGGCCCGCCTATCTCAGAACAAGCCAGCGGGCTCGTCGTTGTTCTCCAGAAGCTTTTTGTCGGCCCGGTAGGCCATCTCGCCTTCAATGGCGCTCCACGACGCCCCGGTCCGGTACACCTCGGAATTACGGATGCCACCACGGGTAGCGCTTCCCAGGATCCGGCCAGTGTCCCCATACCAGGCGGTTACTCGTCCGTCGGCTCCGTGCTCCATACGGTCGAACGAAGGCAACTCTTCATCGGGGATAGCGGCGAGGATCGCTTCGATCGCGGCTCGTGCTGTCTTCAGGTTCATTAGTCCTGTGTTCCTATCTATCTCGGGGTGATGCGGTACCTGTCGAGCAGGGATGCGGCGACGACTGCGGGGTTCACCCCGTACGCGCCGGGCGCGGTCGTGAAATAGCTCAGATGGCGTTCCAACTCGACGGCCGTCACGCGCTGTTGCCTCATGGCGGCGAGTTCTTCCGCGGTCGCGGTCTCCAGGTACTCCCTCAGGCTCATCCAGTCGTCGCCCGTGAGTTCGGCTTCCTCAGCCTCATCGCAGATGTCCTCAGCGAGGAGTTCGCATTCCGTGGTGGGGCAGGTGCATTTGGAAGGTCCCGGCGCGGGAGGCGGGGGAACCATGCCCGCGCCGGGACCAATGTCACCCACAGGAGTGGATGACGGGTCTGCCGAAACCCGATGCCCGACAGACGGTTCGTGGACTTCTTCCTCAGCCTCTACGGCCACAAGAACATCCCCGAAATCCATGCTGATATCCCGACCCAACGCATTCGACATCGCCTGCCGCTCAAGGCGCGCCAGCCACGGATCCACCACAGCCCCGAACGCCGCCAAACCGTCATGAATCACGTTGTTAAACCTGGCATTCAAACGCTCAACAAGATTCACGCTGTCTCCCCTAGCTCTTGTAGCCGGCACCGCAGACGGGCGTTCTCCTCACGCAACGCCTCCAACTCCGCAGCCTCACGCATCTGCCTCGCATCCCACTCCGCCAACGCTTTCCACACCCCAGACGGACGAACCTCACCCGACAGTTGACACACACTCCGATGCTCAGGAGCAGACGTACTCACGCGGACCTCGGCTCATAACTACGCGACTTCATCCACTCATCAACCTCATTCAGGTCAACACGCGCCTCCCGACCGTTACCGATCGGATAAGCCTTCAACCCATCGTTTTTGACGGCTTCCCGTATCAGCACGTCTGATTTCAAGCGGAGGTATGACGCGGCCTCTTTGAACGTGGCCCATCTGGGAGTGCTCATTTCGCATCCTTCGGTTTCGACTGGAACAAAGGCTTCTTCGGCTTCGGGAAATGCTGAATCGGAGGCCTCGGGCGTGAATGAAACGTCATCGCGTCTCCCTCATCGCGTTGCGGATGATGGTCAGCTGGTCGATCAGATCCGTGAGTTCATCGGCGGTGAGAAGGACATCGGCGTCATTTCGGTAACCGGCAACATTGAGGTAGGCCAGGTCGGTTCCGTCGTAGTTCCCTAGACCGATGGTCACACCGCCGTGTGACTTTTTGATCAGACGCTGAGGTTTTGAGTAGAAAGAGAAGCTCATGATTCGGGCCACACAATCCGGCTGGAACGCTCAACCACCGCCGTCGCCCCATAGGACTCGAGAAGGTCTGCCCGCTTCTTCGCTGTCGAGTACGACCCGTACACCTTGTTGGTTACCGGCCACACAAACTCGTCGGTGCCCATGATCTGTGTGTAGTTGCCGCGAGGACGCCAACCTGGCGGCTGCCAGCCCGGAGTCGGGACCCAGTAGTCAGCTGCCTCATCGATGCACTCGAACGCACCCTCGGGGTAACGGATCACGCGGACCCGGTACAGGTATTCACCGGAGAACTTCACCTTGCGGCCTTTCGCCCATCTGGGACCATCTCGCCGAGGTTGCGGAGGTACTGGGAAATGGCCTGCGGTCGCATCCCGAGTTCCTCTGACATGACCAATATGGCGTTCCAGTCCTTTCCTAACTCTGCCCATCGCTTAAGCCGGGGTCCGGATTCCTTAGGTGCGCGCCTGCGGCGAGTGGCCTGCCGGCCGTCTGGAACCGCCTCACCCGAACGCTTTAGGTAGTCAACTACTGACTTTTCGGTTACCCCCCACTCTTTTGCGAGAATTTCAATCGCCTGCCAAGTCCGCCCCAGTTCCCTCCAGCGCTGGTGCCGTTCGGACTTCTGGCGTTCGAGGTTCGCTGCGCGCGTCCTTTTGCCAGCTGCGAGCGACAGCTCCGACTTGGCTTTCCTTTTGGGATGGAACGCCGCCTGGCTGCGGAGGTCCGCGGTGACTCCACCCCGAATTAGAGCGGCTTTGGCTGTCTTGGTGCGGATTCCCAAATCGGCAGCTATGTCAGCCAGAAGATCTCCTTCGTGAACGCGTCGGACGATTTCCGCATCTCGGTCAGCCACCTTGGCGAGTCGGCGACGCGAGTTGGTTGCTGCTGCCCGAGCCCGTAACTCGGCATGTTCTTCAGGGGACATGGACCGAAGAAAGCCAGAAGCAACTCCGCGGTATGGGCGCAACTTGGCTGCCTGGACAGCCTTACCTGCCTCGGAGTACGTGCGCTTCTTAGGCTTCGGGGAGACAATCAGTTTGCGGATATGGTCGGGGTTGACATTTGCCTTAGCCGCAGCCGATCTATCTGCGCTGAAGTCCTTCGAACAAGCTGGTCTTGTCTTCGGGATGCCCGCCATTTCCTTCAGCTCGAATCGGTCTATCCCGTGTGTTCGGTTTGTGTGCGCTGCAAGGTTTTTGAAGTCGTCACCACAGAAGGGGCATACGCCCACTTCGATGCAGTCACGCATGACCTGTTGACTGTCGAAGTGCTTCCGGTACTGGATACTCGCGTCGGACTTTTTGACCTTGTCAATAGCTCGGAGGCTTATTTCGCGGGCGCCGTTGTGCCCCGTGTATGTCGCCTCACCGCGACGTCCCCTGGTCATGCGGGGTCACCGCCTCGAAGTTCGCGCGGCAACTCCAGGGAGCCATTGGCCTCGACGTACTTGGTGATCCGCTTCCACGCATAGTCCTGACCAGCAGGAGTCAGCTTCCCCACCGCATACGCATAGCCGTTGCGCGCCACATCCTTATGGGTGAAAGCCAACCCGCGCTTGAGCGCATCAGCAGTCGCGTGACCCGTGTCGGACCGCTCACCACGGATGAACAACCCGATGTGCCCAAGGAACCGCAACACATCCGCCTGCTTGATCTCGATGCCCTGCTTGGTCCCCCACGCCTGGACCTCGCGGGCGAACTCCTGACGGTGAACATCCGAATCGGAACCGGTGTGCGCCTCGGCCTTCGCAACCAGCGGGGCGTCCCGTTCGATCGCCGCAGCCAACATCTTCTTCTCGGACTCGACGGCCACGAGCTTGCGCGCGGTGTCCGCGAACATCTCCGTCATCGCCAACAACCCCTCAGGGGTGGTGATGTCCGGAATGGCCGGCTGCACTTCCGCTTGCCGGGTCTTGACCGCGAAGTAGTGCTGCGCGGCGGCCACGGCGGGCTTGCGCGGGTCGCCGTTCATGGCGATCAGGTATGCGGCGTATCGGGTGACCAAGTAGTCAGTGCGCGGCCTACCTCCAGAGTTTTCACGGTTGACCGTGAAAAGGGTCTTGACGTTGAATCCCTCGCTGGCGGCCGTGGTCTTGGCGCGCTCGATGACCGGCTCGAAGTGTTGCCATGTCGGGTACGTCATCTGCTCCATCAGCCAGCGGGCCGACCAACGGTCCTCGCCGCCCTGCGGGCACGGGATGCGTCCGGCGTCGAACGGTGACTGGTCACCGGTAAGCTGTAATTCAGACATTTGAGCCTTTCCTCTCAGGTGTCTCTGCCCTCACCTGCTCCACACAGGTGGGGGCATTTCTTATGCGGCGAAACGCGCGCGGGGCCTCGGCCGGTATGCGGTCGTGATGGTCCCCGGGTCCAGGTGGAAGAACTTTTCGATGGCGGCGAGCAGTTCTGGTGATGCGCCACGGCGGCCAGACTCGATCGCGGACAAGGTGCCGCGGCTGGGCGGCTTCGCGTCCGAGCGGCCTTCCTCTTCCCAAATCTGACCGATTCCCACTGCGAGTTCTTCAAGCGTCACGTCGGCAACTGCACGCAGCGCTCCGATAGGTACATGCGGTGGAGTCCTAAGTGGGCGGTCGGAGACGCTCTTGGTTCGGGAGAATTTTGAACCGGTTGGCATGCGTCCGAATGTACGGCAAACATTAGGGATCCGCAAGGATCTGTTCGGCAAATGTTGGTCTAGCTGGGCAAACGTCGACATCGCCGCAGGTGGACATGGGAATTACACGACGGTCGTTAGCCAAACGATGGTTGTGTTTGCCGAACATTTTCCGGATGATTGGCGCCATGCCAAAGACGCAGAACGGCCCAGCGCAGGCCGACTGGGAACGACTCGGGAAGATCGTCCGAGCCCGACGCGAGTACCTGAAACTCAGCCAAGCCGAGGTTCAGGAAGCCGGAGGGCCATCCGACGTGGTGCAGTCACGCATAGAGAACAACGACGCATCGAAACCGCGGCCCCGCGGTTCAACGCTTCGAATGCTCGATGCTCCACTGCAGTGGGAACCCGGCTCAACGATCGCAACATTGAGCGGAGGAGACCCAGTACCGATCGGAACCAACACATCGGTGAAACAAATCAGTGACGCCGACCTAGTTGCAGAAATAACCAGACGATTACAGGAGGCACGAAATGTCATGGAAACTGCGCAGACGACGCGAACACCGCGCGAAACGCATCAAGACCAGGAGGAAGACCTAGGCGCCAGGCCCGGTGAACCGCCGCAACCGCGCCAGCCTAGGGCCAGCGAAACAGGCCCTGCGATCCACGCCCACGTCGCCAGGAGCGTCCGGGCGCGTCAACGCCGCAAGGACTAGGCGCGCCCGGTCCAGCGACCACATTGTTGGCGGGCACTCATCCATCGCGTTCAAAATCCGCGCCAGCAGAGTGTCGAGATCGTCATCAAACATGGGCTGCACCTACCGAAATGAACAACACCGGCCACCCCTCGCAACCGGATGCGTAGACGCTAACGGATCGTTGCCAAAATCGACACACGAAGCCCACAAATGGGAATATCACGATTAGATAACCGACAGTGCGTCACGTTTGCCAGCCCCTCACCAGAAAGCGCACACATCCATGAACAACAACACCAACGCAGTCTCGCTGGGAAAAGTGATGGCCGCCGCGCTCGGCGTCCTCGCCCTTGTCGCCATCGTCTCCGCCCGTGGCGACAAGGACGACGACGCCACAACGCAAGCCGCCACAACGCCAACCACCACCACAGCGCGCGTGAACCCGTATCGGACCATCCCCGGCGACGGCACCCACAACATGGGCGGCGCAGACGGATACGACTGGGGCACCTACACCGCCACCATCCCACCCAGCTCCCCCGGCTGCACGTGGGCGGTCGTCAGCATCGCCGACTACCGCGGCGGCGAAACACTCCGCGAAGGTGAAGCACCATCCGGCACCGTCCGCGCGAACATCCAACCCGATGGTGTCGCGTCGTGGACCGGCACAATCAACGGGGATCATCGCATCGTGTTCCGCACGAGCGGCTGCGGAACCTGGACCATGACGGAGTGACACCCGCCAGAACGCAAAAAAGCGCCCTGCCGGGGATGGTGAATCCCTCGGCAGGGCGCATTTACAGTCGGTCGCCTACGCAAACGTCGATGGGAGCAGTTCGGACAGCCCCTGCATGGCCTCCAGATGCCTCGCCCGATCCGCATGCGCATAGATCCGCTGCGCATCCACACTCGCATGACCCAAGATCTCCATACGCGTTTGCTCATCCACACCCGCTGCGCGCAGCAATGTCGAGGTGGTGTGCCGCGAGTTGTGCGGCGGCAACGACTCGGTTGGACCGATCACCCCAGCAGCGCGGAACACGCCACGCCACACGTCGTAGTCCGAACGGGGATCGATCGGCTTCCCCTCCTTGTGCCACACCAAGTCATGCGGATTGTCGGTGCGGAGTTTCTGCATCGCCACATACAACGGCGGCAACAACGGAACCTCACGCCAACCAGCGTCCGTCTTCGGCCGGGTGAACAACAACGACCCCTCACATTCCTGATACTCGAAATGCGCCGGCAGGTCCCACCGGGACTGCGGGCATGCCCATGCCCGTGTCTTCCCGCAAGGCCAGTACGGGGGTTTCTTGGGCATACGGTCGGGCCGGGACAGCGGTGACGGTTCGGGTAGAGGATCCCCACAGCCGTGGACGCGGGTTTCCGATTGCAACTGCCAAGCGATGGTGATCCATCCCTGAGCGGGGTTGTCGACGTAGGGCCAGCGCAGGCCGAGGAGTTCCCCACGGCGGGCGCCCGTCAGGAAACCGGCGGCGATCCGCACCGCATCCGGTTCGTCGCACACCTGGAACGCGGTGTGAATGATGTGCTGCGCCACGTCCGCCGGAAAGCCGTTGCGTTTCTTCTTCCGGTACTCGGGCTTGTCGACCAATGCGGCCACATTCCTGGTCGCCACACCCTCCGCTACCGCATCGTCCAAGGCTTTCTGGACGATGACATGGACCAGCTCGGCGGTGCGGGAGGCCCCGATCTCGGAGTGCAGGTCCCGCACATGCTGCGGGGTGAGTTTGTCGATGCGTTTCGCGCCGAGGATCGGGTTGATGTGGTTGTGGATGGCGGCCCGGTAGTCGTTGAGGACGCCGGGGCGGACTTTACGTTTGGCGTGGATGTTGTCGATCCAGTGCAACATCCACTTCTCCACAGTTGTGGATGAGGTGGTGGCGATGCGGCCCTCTTCGACGTCGCGGCGGAGTTGTTTGAGTTTGGCCATGGCGGTGTTGCGGTCAACGGAGGACACCCATTTGTAGCGGCGGTTGCCGTTGCGGTCGGGGGGTAGTTCTACTCGTCCCATCCATTTGCCGTCGGCGCGTTGGAAGAACGCTCCGTCTCCGCGGGTTCTGCGTTTCTTAGTTGCCATCGTTTCCCTCCCAGGGGGTCACCCTACGGTTCACCCTACGGTGCTGCGCAGCATTACGCAGACTTGCGCAGTATCGGGTGTCTACCTGCGGGTTTGACAACGTTTCTCCTGGTATGCAACCTATCAACCGCTGACTCTTAATCAGCGGGTCGGGGGTTCGAAACCCTCACGGCGCACAGGTCAGAGGCCATAAGCCTCAGAGGGGATCACCCTAAAGGTAACCCTATAGGGGTTTTCACTGGTCCTACATGTCGTCGCGCCGTCGTACTCTCTTTTCATAGGGGAGCATGAGGATCCAACTGAGCTTGCTGTGCCTTCGATTGAGCGGTTGAAGCATCTGGAGCGTCGGCGGACAGCGATCACGGTTCCCAACGATGGCTGAAAGAAGGATGACATGACTGCAGCTACTGACCGCTACGAAGCTGAACGCGACCCGGATCACTCCACCATCGGTGACTCACTCACTCAGTACTCGATCGCGGGTGAGGCGTTCACGGCTGGTGCGCAGTATGCGTTGGATCGCATCGTGGCGACCATCGACCGGGTTCTCATGGACCCGAACACATCCGAGTATCTGACCGACCGTGCCGCGGACATCCTCCGGGGTATTCACGCGGGAGAGCTGTCCTGATGTGTGGTGGTTGTGAGGTTAATTCGGATGACACCGTTTACGGCATGTGCACCGCTTGCGGCTCCATCGAGGTCGCGTTGACGCAGCCCACTGGCAGTCGGAACCTGAGCCACATAGGCGAATCAACCACCTACCCGACCGGCCACGGATGCGAGATGTGCAACTGATGAACACCGATGATCGTTGCGGCCGGTGCGGTCAACCGTTCAAAGACGGGGAGACAGTGATCGACACCCTTCCCCCAGTGCACCACACATGCCCAAACATGGATGAAGAAGCAAGCCGATGAGTGTCCTCGCTTGGTACGAATCACGATTCGACGAGATGCTCGGCAGCGACGAAGAACCCATGCACACAGTGGGGCGCGTGTTATATTACGCATCGATCGCCACGTGGATAGCGCCGTTCCTCATGGTGACGTTCGTCCTGATGGACGTGGTTGACGAGTTCATGGACGAGCTGAAGAAACGATGGGAAGAAGCCAATGGGTAGGGACCAGTAGATACGCGAAAAGAGGGCCGCCCCGCTCGCACTGGAGAGTGTGTGCAAGCGGGGCGGCCCCGTAACCTCTCCTGAAGCCTGATGCTTCACGAGGCGTGGATTAAGCCAGGACGTGAACTAACAGCGCGACGATCATCCCCGCGACGACCGCCAGCCACACCGACCGCCACACCTCCAACTGCGGATCACTCATCATCTGACTCGTCCCAGTAACGATTCACCAAACCATCCGTGACATACCCCGGCTGCCCTACCGGTGTGATCACCGTCGTCGCGCCCAAATCCATCCGGTCACCGGTGATGCGTTCCAGTCCGACAACCGCCACATAGTGGGCTACCTGCCAGCCGTCGCCCTGCGCGTCCAAGCTCTCTTGGATCGCAGCCCGGACAGGATCGGCCGGCCTCACAGTCGCACCCACGTTTTGAGCGCGTCCCACAGGAATCCCACCGTCACACCATGATCCAGGAACGTACACACTCGAACGTTCACATCACACCCCTCTCACGGCGCTCATGCGTTCCGGCTCGATGGACAGTCGTGAATGCGCCCCGCAGTTGGTGCAGCGGCGCATCGTGTACGTCAACACGTTCGCCACGTACCGCCGCGGGATCACCACAGTTTCACCAGCGCACCGGTTGCACACCATCAGCTTGTCCTCGCCGTCAACGAACAGTGCGGGATGGTTTTTGATGTGTGGCCGCAGGAAGTCGTACAACCCCTGCGTGGCTACCACATCGCCAGCGCAGTACGACACCAAGCGTTCCCGGTCCGCAGCGCTCTTCCCTGTCACGGCGCGTTCCATCGCGCCCCGGTCGTAGCGGTCAGTTTTGGCGGGCAGGCCAACGATCTGACAGAACGCGTCCAAACCTTTGAATGGGGCACCGGATTTGAACTCGCGGCGTAACACCTTCAACGTGTCAACGGTTTTGAACGGAGGCAGCGGAGGTAACCCGGCCTCCAAATGCAGATCGCCCTTCAGCCACGGCACGTCAGCTTCGTCGATGTAGTGCCCGACGACGATATCCGCTTGGGATAGCAGGTTGTGGACGCGCCGCAGGAACCGTTTGCGTCCACCTTTGTCCCATTCGGCGAGCTGGATAACCTCGGGCTGGTCATACCACTTGGCGCACACAATCGTGGTGCGCGGCATTCGGGTCACCGTCTCGTACTGCACGTACCGGTTCTTCAGGTCTCCCCTGCCCCACCAGTATTGTTCGGTGATTCCGGGGAGCCGTTCAACGTCGAGGATCAGGATTTTGTTGCGCACACCTTCGGCGATGCGCACCTGGCGCAGGTCGCTAGTCAGCGACATGATGGTTCCTCGCGTGATGCCGCCACGCTTGCGAGTTCATGTCTGGCATACCGTGTTTGACGAGGACCCGCAGTATGTCGGTGAACCTAACGTCGCCGCGTTTCGCGGACTCCAACGAGGATTTGATCTCTGCACGTTCCTGCTTCGACCGGGCACCAACCCAATCACATGCGGGGCAGGTGCGTGGCTCCAAACCTGCAAGATCGGCCAAGAGTGACATTCGGTGTTCCCTTTCCCGGTGTTTCACCGGTCGCGTCGCTTGTCGCCTTCGATGCGTTCGAGGCGTTCGGTTCGCAGTTCCTCCCTCAACCCTCCGATGTCCCGTTGAATCTGTTTGAATCCGTCCCGCACCAAATCGCGTATCTCGTCGAGGTCGTCACGCATGTTGGTGTCATGGGTGTTGACGGTCTGCTCGTGAATCTCATCGGTTTTCGCGTCGATCTGTCGGGCACGTTCCCGGCCCTTACGTTGCCCTCGAACAGTGAGGACACCGACAATTCCCGTTCCGATCGCTGCGATCGTGGAAGGCAAACCGATGATGAGCAGTCCTATCAGGTCGATACCATCTTCGGGCTGGTACGCGGCATCCATTGCTTCGCGCACCGATTCCCACATCATGCGGCAGTGACCGCTCTAGTCGCAGAAGCCGTTCCGGGGTTGCCGCGGCGTTCCGCGCCGATAGACATCAGCAGTGACACCACTGCGGCGCCGCCGGACACTGACAGCACTGACACCCAATCGGTGGCGAGTAGGTCAACCGCGCCCGCGCCGAGTGTGGCGATCGCGGTTTGGGCGAACGTGCGGGCCGCGCGTTCGGCGGCGTCGATCCAAAACGAACGTGTCAACATCAGGTGGTCCCCCTTATGTGCGTAGGTAGTCGATGGCGGGCTGGACGTTGTAGTCCACGTGCGGGCCGGTGCGTTTCGCGAAGAACATGCCGGCGTCCAACAGTGCCTTGGTGATCGCGATCGCCTCCGGTAGCGGTGCCTGCACAAGTTCGACCACTTGGGCGAGTAGCGAATCGGGTCCGGTGAACAGGTCCAGGTCGCGCACGATCTGCCATATGGCGTTGCGGACCTCTTGTGTGTCGCCGGGTTCGGTGCAGGCGTACAGGTCGCCTTGGTGTGCGTAGTCGCGCCACCACGGCGGGGTGTCGCGCATGCCGTTCGATGAGACGCCTTGGGTGTTGGACGGTGCCATTGGGGAGCCGCCGTGATCGGCCCACACGTGACCGAGTTCGCGGTTCGGGTTGCCCCACGTCACGGCTTTCTCGATGTGCGGTTTCATCCAATGCAGGGAGCCGTCTTCGGGTGCGATGTGGTTCATCCACAGTTCGGAAACCACTACCGCGCCTTGGGAGTAGCCTGCTAGCGCGGCGCCGTGGGTTTCGATGCGTTCGCGCCACCGGTTAGCTTGGTTGTGGGTTTCGGTGATGGCGGCGGCAATGGATTTGCCCATCGGGAATGGTGCTGCGGGGTAGCCGATGGGTTGCCACAGGTATTTGTCTTCGACGGCGCGGGCGGTGTCGGCGTCGGGGCCGATCCACCAGGGAACACCGGTGCCGCACACGGTGATCAGCACGGGCCGGGTGTCCACGACGGGGCGCGGTAGGTAGCCCATGACGTACTTGGTTTCGGCCCCTACAATCCCCGGGATGTACAACCCCGCGCGCAACTGTCCGGCAGCGCTATATCTGGCTTGCATTTCGGCGACTGCTGCCGTCATGGCCTCGTCATAGAGCGGGGTGTCGGCCAAATCGCCCGCGTAGGAAGCGAACTTGCGCCGCATGAACGCCTTGATCTTGCGGATCTCGTCGGAGCTGTCACCGAGCCCGAGGCCAACGTACTGCCCGTCTATGCGCATCAGGATTTGTCCTTGACGTCGTAGCAGCCTTCGACGCCGAGCTTTTCGCCGATCGCGCCCAGTACGTCCACCACTGTGCGGCCGCCGAGCTGCGGCCAGCCGTTCAGGGTGTAGCCGCGCTGCTGACGCAAGGTCTCCACGGCGAGTTCGCGATCGGTCCAGTCGTCCGGGAAGCGCTTCACCTTGGGCGGTTCAGGCTCGGTCTTGCCACCGTTGGCCCAGTGGTTGACCCGTTCGGTGAAGTAGTCCCACGGGAACCAGTCTCCGACGTCGGTGTGAGTGCCCCACTTGAACACGTCGGTCACCCACCGGTGGTCCGAGATGCCAGGTCGCCCATTCGTATACGGCGGTGGCACCACGAGCGGGGTGAAGCCGTACTTCTTCGCGTCCTGCACCGCGAGGTAGGCTGCGACGTCGATTGCGTTGGACTGCTTCATCCACTGATCCCGCATCCAGGATGCTCGCGACCCCGCGAAGCACAGGTTGATGCTGATGCTGTTGGCGTTGCCCACAGACCAGGCGGCGCGGTCGGTGTCGACGCAATCGACCACCGTCACACCACCATCGGACGCTTGGGAGATCGTGTAGTGGTACGAGACGCCGTTGCCGTTCTGGAACCACTTCGCCAGGTTCTCGGCGGCAGCGTCCCCGCCGCCGCCTTCTTGGGTGTGGATCAGGAACATGGTGGGCTTGCCGCTGCGGGCGCTGTTGTTGTTCGACCAGATGGGGAACTCGTTGTACGGCGGGCGGTTTTCGGGCATGGCGGTACCTCCATCGGCGGGCCAGTGCTTGTCGAGGTATGGGGTGACGGTGGCGATGCGTGACTTGATTTCGGTGAGGTAGGCGCGGCGGCCGTTGGCGTACCAGTAGTCAGCGCTGGGCCAGTTGGGGGCCTGCTGCATCCAGCAGATGTTCAGCCATATATCGGTGCTGGCACCGGGTTTGGCGCGCCACACGTCGAGCTTGTCGAAGAAGCCTTTGATTTGGGCTGCGGCACCGTCGAAGCGGTGTGGGTAGGAGCCGTCCTGCTGGGCAATGCCGTAGGTGGTGTGGGTCGGGTCCCAGATGGTGTCGTTCCAGCCGGACTCTTGGTAGAAGGTGGACATGACCGCCAGGCATTCGCTGCGGGTGTAGCCGCGCGCCTTGGCTTCGGCGATGGTGATTTGGGCGACTTGATCTTTCGTGGTCACCGTTTGCTCCCGAGGATTCCGCCGAGGACAGGGATGGAGCGCAGCGCGCCGTCGATGATGTCCACGACTTGCGCTGGAAGGTTGGTCAGGTCGGGGAGTTTCGCGACGATCTGGTCGTCCAAGTTGGACAGATCGGGCAGGTTCTCGGTGATCCTGTCGGCGATGCGGTCAGCGATCCTGTCGGCGAGCGGTCCGAGCAGTTTGAGCAGGATGATTCCGAGACGGTCCATGTCCGGGGTTCCTTTCGGGCATAGAAAAACCCCGCGCACCCAAGTGGGTGGCGGGGCTTTTTCTGGGGTGGGTTTAGAAGTAGAACAGGGTGTCGCGTTCGATGAAGAAGTCGATCGCTGGATGTCCTGTGGCGAACATCCACGAGATGAGTCCGGTGAGGGCGACACCGCCGAGGAGTCCGGTTCCGATCGCCCCCGCTACTCGTTTTGTCATGACAGTCTCCTGACCGTGACGCGGGAGGTGTCGATGAGGTGTCGGCGGCCTTGGTCGTCAGAGACGGTGTAGACGGTTCCTGCGGTGAAGAGGACGGTGGCGTTCCAGCCGGCGGGTCCGCGGGACTGCACGTGGATTTTCATGGCCGGTCACCAGGTGTCGGTGGTCTCGACGTGGTGGCGGCCACCGCCGCAGCGTTTCACGCAGCGCTTCACCGTCTTGAGGCCGTCATCGGTCATGACCTTTTTAGCGGTGCCGTCGCCGTTCATGACGGGGCTCCATACGGCCCCCTGGCCTCCGGAGCCGGTGGCGCATGCGTGTTTGTAGATCTGCCCGTGGCCGGTGCCGTGGTTGTGGCAGTGGGCGGGTGCGGCGTCTGCGACGGCGGGGGTGAGGAGTGCGAGGGTGAGGGCGGCTGTGATGGTTGCGATGGTGTTGCGTAGCATGGGTTGGCCTCCTGTTGGGGGTGGGCCGCCTGGCGGGGTTGGTTTCTCAGGCCTTTTCGCCCCGCCGGGCGGTGTCTCAAGTTGATAGACCGCAGTCTAATCACGTTTGACCACGTGCACAAGTGTTTTTTTGGGATACACTTCTAGATGTGACAATCATCGACCGCATGATCGCCAACCGGCAGAAACGCGCAGCGACTATCGCCGAGCTTGATGCCGAACTGGCTGCCCTCGTCTACGAGGCGATGACTGTCCACGGCATCACGTGGCATGACATTGGCCGCGCCCTGAAGATTTCCAAGCAGCGTGTGTATCAACTCCGCGCTGCTGGTGACCCGAACCGTTAGCGGGGTTATTCCCACTCGACCAGGACGTAGCCGTCACCGCCGCTGCCTGCGTTTGATCCGCCCGTGTTTACGGCTCCGTCGGTCCCCCCGCCGCCGTTCCCCGCGGGGCCGGAGCTGGTTCCGTTGCTGCCGCCGCTGATGCTGTTGTCATTGGAACGCACGCCGCCCCCGCCGCCGCCGCCAGCGCCCGCACCGTTTGAACGGCTCTCCCCGCTAGTTGGGTTACTACCGCCGTTGCCGCCTTTGCCACCTGTATAGCCTGTTGCGGATATGCCGGAGATGCTGGTTGTACCGCCGGCCCCGCCGCTTCCGCTGGACGACGAGTTAGTGCCCCTCGCGCCTGCTGCCCCTCCGCTAGCCGTCAGGGAAACGCTGCCGGACGAGAACACAGTCGAGCCGCCGTCGGCGCCGTCATTGCCGTTGGACGATCCCGCCGCCCGCGCTCCACCGGCGCCACCGAGGCCCCGGACGAGGGTATACGTCGAGCCGAGCGACGCGCGTGGAATCCAGACGCGGTCGATGTAGCCACCGCCGCCCCCCCCGCCGCCGCCGTAGCGGTAGCCGGAGTTGGCCCTGCGGCCGGAGCCGCCGCCGCCGCCCGCACCGCCGAGTGTGACCCAGCAACCGGATGCGCCCTCGGGTACCGGCTCGTCGATCAGATCCTCGTAGCCGGGGTCTTCGCTGGAGATCGTGAACGGTTCAAACGACGGCCACACCTTGTCAAAGCTGGTCCCGTTCCACGTGTACAGCTCAGGGTTGACGAACGCAGTACCGTTCCACACCTTGAACGCGGTGGGGTCAACGAACGCCGTGCCGTTCCATACCTTCATGGCGTCACCACGTACAGCACGCCAGCTGTGCCGGTACCAGGAAGGGTGGTGCCCATCCACATCCCGGACGCGCTGCCGGATTTCTGCACCGACGAATCCGCTTTACCCAGTGAGGTTTGCACATCCGAAGCCAGCTTCGATTTCGCAATCGCCGCGCCGGTATTGATCTTCGCGTTGGTGATCGCACCGTCCTGAATCTTGGCCAGGGTCACCGAGTTGTCCAAGGGTGTCCGCTGGTCCGACAGGCGCGAATCATTACCAACACACACCGTGGAACCACTACTACCCACGGGGATGCGATTAATGCTCAGCGTGCCCGACACCACATCGGAAGCATCCACCTGAACATCCAACTCGTTGGTCGCGTAGTAGTCGACGATCTCGTGGATCTTGTTGTCCAACTCCGGCTGCAAAGCCTCCAGGGCTGCATCGTTATCCGCCGCGCCAGCAATAGCCGCGCCAGTAGAGGTGACATCGGTAACATCGGCCAAAACGTGGTCGTGGGCGAGGTCGGCCTTATCGTCCAGCCCCTCATGCGCCCCTTCGATACCGTCCTCGATGTGGTTGAGACGGTCCGCCGACAACGGGGTGTTCGTCGAGGGAACGTTCTCCCACGACTGCTTCGAATAAGCCATACCAAACCCCCTCCTAGGGTTGCGCCCGCAAACCCCTCGGCACCAGGCACGAATAACCGTCACCCGGAAGCACCGCGAGGGCGGTGTTGATCATTTCGGTGATCGCCGAAGACCGATCCAACACGGTCGCCGGGGGCCGCCCCTCGGCGGTGACCTCCCACCCGCCGACCACGCGGGCGGCCTGCACAATCAGTGTGCCGTCACGGTCAAACAAGCCCATCATGTCGTTGCCGAATGCGACGATCTGATGATCAGTTTTGATGTTCAAAACAGTTCCCCTATCCAGGATTTCAGGCGACTATGCGGGGCGTCACTGAGATGCTCGCCCCCGTACCGGACACCTCCACGTCACCGTCGTCGAAAGCTTCCGAACCGACGAACGTGCCCGACGAGCTGGCCGACCAGATGCCGCCCTCCACGTAGGTGCCTGCCGCCACGGAGATTTCAACCTCGTCGCCGGTGTTGGTGCCCGTGGAGCCCGACGTCCACGACGTCTGCTCCCGCGCATATCCACCACCCGTGGCTTCATTCGCCCCTGTGGTGCCGGCAGCTCCGGTATGCACACTGATCCAGTCGCCGAGACCGGCGATGGCGTCCGATGCTGCTTTGTGAGTTGCATTGGGAATGCCCATGATTGTTTCCTTTCGGGTTATACGGGATTGAGCGGGACCGCCATGGCGGCCCATGTGCCTGACGAGCTTGTCGCCGTGAAGTTCGTGGCCGTCGTCGCGTCGCTGATGGTCAGGATCGGGAACAGGCCCGAACCCGAGAATCGGTTCGTTCCGCCAGAGGGTGTAAACGTCCGGTTCCCCATGTTGGCGAACGAAACGACTACCCGGCCACCGTCTCCAGGCGCGGACGCCGACAGGCTTGCCGAACCACTGTTTCCGTATGACTTCTGCACAGTGCCGGTGGTGGTCGCGTTCAGATACGAGGCCGCGACAGCGCCCACCCACCCGAAGCCGGTGGGCTTGTTGACCGTCACCTGCTTGGACCCGCCAGCAACACCATGAATGACATACAAGTGTTGAGAACCTTCGCCAGCGTTATTGTTTAGAGCCTGGCTGCCGATAAGCGTCATCGCCGATCCGTCGTAGGTGACAGAAGCGATCGTGTCGCTGCCCTGTACAACCAGTGACACCAGTACCGACGCTCCGGAGGTGGCCGTGTGGTTGAACGAGAACGTCGACGTCGCTTGCTGGGACATGGTTACCGCGTCGAACGCCACCGGGTCAACACCGTCATTACCCACGGCGTCCATACCGATTCCCGGGGTCAACGTCAGCTCGAACTCGCGGTAATACCGCTCCGCGCCGGACATTCCAACCTGCGGGGACAGTTCGAGCCCGAAGCCCTTCGTGAACCCGAGTGCGGTACCCATGCCGACCTGCGGGTCCAGTTCGATACCGAACGACCGCGCAAACTTCGGCGCGGCCTCGAACCCCAGGCTCGGCGTGAACGACAACCCGAAACCGGGAGACTGCGCGCGCGGCGTCGGGAACAGCGACACCGACGGATACAAATCCTCGGACGGAAACACCGGCTCGAACGCGGCCGGACCACGCATCGCGATATATGGCGCGAACACCAGACCGAACGACGCCTTGCTGTGGCTGGCCGCAGCCATTCCCAGCGAGACCGGCACCGACAAACCGAAACTCGCACGGTTGTGCGCCACAGCGGACATGCCGATCTCGGGGGTGAGGGTGACGCCGAACTCTTGTTTCGGACCGCCGTAGCGGAATCCCACCTCGGGAGTGATGGTGACGCCGAATGAGACGTGGGACTCAGCCCACCAGCCAACAGCCACGCTCATCCCCCAATCTGCAAGTTCACCGCCATGCCAGCCCACCTGTTCGGCTGCGCCGATGTAGCGCTCACCGTCCCCGTCCTCGTGGTTGTGTTGACACACAGGGGCGGGGCGATCCCCGACTGCTCCGCGCGCAAGCGCGCCCCCAGAATCGTTGTCAGCTTGGACGACGACACCCCCCCGGCCCCGGCCGAGAACGCCTGCAGCGTCACCCCGCTCGGTACCGTCACCGACTGGCTGTGCGCAGTACCGTTACCGTGCGCGAACGTCGGCGCGCCCACCGACACAACATCATTGAACGAAATGGCATACGCACTCACCCAGCCCGGGCCGGTGGCCTTCATCTGGCGAGCAACGCCGGAGCCTGCGTTCTCCATGCGGAAAATCGCCAGGCCCCCATTCGCCGGATCGCCATTGTGCGAAACGGACCCGAGAAGTACACCGCCGGCGCCGCCATACGTGGCCGACGGGGCTGAGCCCGCGCGGTCCCACGCCACCACCGCGAACACCGTAGCCCCCTCGGAGGCCTTGAAGTTCACAGTGGCGCTACCGACACCAGCCCCAGCCCCCGACACGGCATCAAACCCAACATCCACCGGCTCCGGCGGCACCGGCCAGTTCTGGTCATTCGTAATCGTTCCGGGATACAGATACTCCGCCACCCGCACCCAAATTCGCGTGTAGCCCGCGGCCGGGGGGTTGGAGGTATTCGAGTTCTCGTGCAGCGTGAATGTCGCACCCGAGTCCCGCTCAAAGAAAATCGTGGACGACCAGCCACCCGAAAAAAGTCCCGGATGCCCGAACCACGTTCCGAACGACTCTATCCCGTACCCGTAGTAGTACTCGGAAGGAATGTAGAACCCGTTCGCGTACGGGTCCCACCCTGTGGGATGCTTCCAGAACGTTGACAGCCACGCGTCATACGACTCGGGCGACAGGCCCATCGCGTTGTCCCGCAACGCCTCCGCGAACTTCGTGTAGTCGTTGATGTTCGTCGCCAGCGCGCCGGCAGCGTCGAGGAAGTTCGGGTTGAACGTGTCAGCGATCGACGCTGGGGGTGGAACTGGACCGATCGGCGGCCATGACGTTTCCGTCAGCCCAAGAGGGTCTATGATGTCTTCTTTGAAGATTTGCTTGATCGGCCGATGGGCCGGGTCGACAATCTCTAGAACCATCCCGATCAGCGCAAAGTTGGAGTTCGTATACAGGTAGTCGGTGCCGGGATAGAAATTTGACGGCCCTTTCATAGAGCCCAGGAAGTCCTTCGCGCCCGTCCATGGCCACGTCGGAAACAGCGTGATCCAGAGCGCGTTGATACCCGCCGTATACTCCGCGATACCTGACCGCATGGACAGCATGTGCCCCATCGTGATCGCGGTACCGTTCGGGATACCCGGAACGTACTGCTCCAGAGTGTCATCCAGCGTGATGAGGCCTTTGTCGACGGCCTGGAAAAACGCAATCGCGGTGAACATCTTCGTGGAGGAACCCATGCGGAAGTGGTCATCCAACGTCAACGGGCGAACCGTGCCGCCCACGGTGGTGCCATACGCCTTCGCATAGTTCCCGCGCGGGCCGGTGATCTGCAACATCACCCCCGGCTGGCCGGTCTCCGCGCGGGACTCCTCCACAATCAAATCCACCATCGCCTGGTCCTCCGGCGACAACAAATCACCCGCAGTGTGCGCGGGAGTGGTGAACTCGTAGGTATCCGACGGGTCCGACAACCAGCCGGCGTTGTCCACCGTCTTCACATAAAACTCGTACGTGGTGTTCGACTTCAAACCGTTTGTCCCATACGGCGGCAACACCGGGTCGGGATTCAACTGAACGAAATCGCCCGAAGCGTCCTTCTCTTTCGCGTAAACGAAATACCCTTTGATTGTCATACGTCTGTTGCTCCAGACCACGTAATCGTGATAGTGCTGAAAGTTGAATCGACCAGCTCCACCAACGTCGGAGCAGTGGGGGGCGTCAAATCCGGGTCAGGGTCAGGCAGCGGGTCGGGCCGGAAGAACACCCAGCCGCCACCAGGAGCGCCATTGCCGCCGGACTGAAAGGCCGCCAACGAGCCCTTGCCGCCGTTACCGGCACCACCAGCGGGCGCACCGTGGCCGCCCATGACCTTCTGGTCAACGCCGCCCACATAGTCCTGGCCATTGAACGTGAACGTGCCCGGGCCTCGGCCAACAGGTTTCGACAAAAACCCTTCAGTGGTGCCCGCCGCGCCGCCCTCGGCGACAATGGAATACGTGTCACCCCCGGGCGTGGAGATAGACAACGTGGTGTTACCGCCGGCCGCGCCGTCACCAGGACCGCCCACGCCGCCAGCGCCCGGGTCGAGGGTGATGATGGCGTTGTCGCCGAAATGCTCACCGCGCACCCATGTGGTGGCGTTGAACTTCCCAGGCTGACCGGCCTGACCGTTGATGCCCAATGCCCAGCCTTGTGCACCACCACCACCAGCGCCCACCGCAACCGGGTCGATGTAGTTCACCCAGTTCGGAACCGGGAACACCGTGGCCGCGGTGCCAAGGTAGACCTTCAACGGATCGTGATGGTCACCGCCGGAACCTGTATCCACGGCGATACTCACCCACGGCACATCGCCCGAGCGGGTCACCGACGCCTTCGCAATCGACGACGGCGGGCTATCCGGCGACGTGTTGTTTCTGGTGGCCGCCAGCGACACAATCTGCGACGTCGGATGATTCGGCAAGTCCGCCACACGGCCACGCACATAATGCGTACCGCCCACCGGGACAAGCTCATAGGCGTACGCCTCAGACGCCACCACGGGAACCGGGTCATCCAACTCGTAGGAGATGAACTCCCCGGGGGCGGCCGTGCCGCCCAAAAGCCCCACGATGTTCGGGGAATGGTGCACCAGCGTCCAGTCGCCCGACGCCAAGTCGACCTTCCAGATGTTGACGTAGAACTCGGTGATCCCCGAAAGGCCGTAGCCGATCCACGACACCACGCCAAGCGGCATCGACTCTTCGATCAAGTCAACACCGATGAGCGAATTGCTCTGCGTGGCCTCCAGCCACGTCGTGACGTTCGACAGCGGGAAGTTGGACCGCTCCGACGGCAACAAACCACTATCGACGGGCTTGTTGGTCCTGATGCCAAGGATGTCCCACGAGAACAACCCCAAGCTGGCGCGCGAGGCGATCTCCTGCAACACGTTGAACAGGTCGGCGATACCAGCACCAATACCCGGAAGGCCTACCAGGCCACCGACAATGCTGTTGACGATGTTCTCGATGGTTTCCCGCAGATTCTCCGGGCCGAGCATGCCGGCGATTGACTCCGGGGAGATGTTGCGCAAAGCGTCGAACAAATCCTCCAGCGTGTTCTCAACGGTCTGCACGCCGCCGCGGATCGCCGACACCACCGTGTCAATCGTCAACTGCACACGCGCCAACAAGGTTTGCAGAATCTCCGGAAGACCCTCGACCCACGACTGCTGAATAACGCCGGTCTGCTTGACCTCGGCGTCATCCCACCAGAACGTGCCCGCAGTGGCGTCTTCGGTCACCACGAACCGGGTCTGCACACCAGTCACCCCAGCGGGCACCCGATACTCCCCCGACAGCTCCTTACCGGGCCACGCCAAGTTCGCGTCCTGGGGGGCGTACGCGTTCAAATCCACAGGGGCCTGTGCAACGCCGTCGATGTACGGCACCAGCTGCAACCGAATCGGCGCGCCCGTGCCCACATACCCCTCATGCGACACAAACACCCGGGCAGTGACCGTCTGGCCTTCGCCCACCGCGAAGAAATCGCCAACATTCTGCCCCGACCGCAGCGCCTTCAACGTGCCATCGGCAATAACTTTCGCCGCACCCGAACCATCACCGCTGCGCGAACTCGACGGGTCCACAACCCAATCCGCGTTATCCCCCACCGACCCCTCAGGAAACTTCGGGGCAGGAAGAATGTTCGGCGATTGGTTTGATATGCCACCGATCGGCAGAATCGTCAACAAACTGGGCAGCAAATTGCGCAGCGGCGCAAGGATGATGTTCACCAACTGCGCCGCAGCCTGAAGCGGGTTGAAGTTTGGGCTGTTGAAGTCGATCGACTGGAAGAAGTTTCGAACGTTCGTGAAGAACTGGGTCAGTTCCTCAACCCCGCCACCCACAATGCCGGTGATCGCCTCGATAATGTCCCCGAGAATGGGGATGTTCAAAGCCCAATCACGCAACTGGTCGAACGATGCCTCACCAGGGATGAACACCCCAGCGACCGCGCGCACCACCCACGCCAAAAACTGCTCGATGAACTGCTCACCAATCTCAAGCAGCTGCTGAACAGTGAACGGACGCTGCCACTGCAACGCCGACTGTTCCGGGTGAATACCCGGCTCAGACGGCACCGCATGAGCCCACTCCGGCAACGGATCAAACGATGACGTCATGACAGCGGCCAAACCTCAACCGAAAACATCGACGTAGAAGCAGAAGTCGTGTACGTCACCGACCCCGCCTGACGTTCACACCGGAAATAGATCGTCGCCGGTGTACCGGCCGCCACACGGTCAAACCCATCCGATGAGCCCGCCGCAGGTCCCGAAACAAGCGTCAGCCGCTCCGATTGCGCCACACCGGGGCACCGGCCGATCACGTTGCCGCCGGTCTCACCGTTCAACCGGGCCACCAAATCAACCCGAACATCCGCACCCTCACCGGTGACCACCGTGTACCCCTGCACACGCGGCCGCCAATCAAACGGCTGCGCAGGAATCGACACCTGAGCCAAAGTCGAGTTCGCGTTACCCGATGCAGTGTTGTTGATCGACGCCGGAACATACCGGTCCCCCACACGCTGCGCCGCCAACACAAACCCATCAGCAGTCGAATTCACCACCGGCACCTGACCCGCAACAGGAGACGGATCAACATCCGTCGGGTCCCACACCGCCTCACCATCCGCGCCCTTCGAGCCGGCGTGCAGCGCCAGGTTCAACCGGTACACACCCGGCGTGGATGTTCCAGGTGGCGTGATCTCAGTGAACGACGCCTCCGCCGGGGTTGGATCGTCCGGGTCCAGCTCCGTCAGATTCACCGTCGTATCGAACGTGGCCGGCACACCCGGATCACCCTTCTCAATCGCGGGCACACCAACACCGATACCGCCCTGCGGACGCAACTGGAGGATCGCCGCACCCGCCGTAGGATCGACAGGAATCTCCACGATCCCCTCAAACAAATAGTGAGTCCCAGCAGGATTCAAAGGCCACGACATAAGGCACGCTCCATTCACATTGGGCGAGTTACAGAAAGAAAGGACGACCGCTGCTTATCCCTGAGGTGACAGCGTGAGGACCGACAACGTTTCAAAAATCCCCGTGATGAACCGCTGATGCTTCGCCAACGGGGCCTCCGACTTGCGTCCATCCCCCAACTGCGCGATCACCTTCCGCTCATCCTGGGAAACCCGCCACATGACGTTTTCGATGTAGTCAGTCACCATTCGGGTACGTGACATAAACACCAGCGACATCAGGCCGCCGCGAAAAACGTCCCGACCCAACGCATACTGGGCACCGTTGCGGAACTGCACCGTCGCCGTCGTCTTGCCCTGCGAATCAAACAAGGCGTTGATGAATGCGAACACCGTTTCGATGTTGTACGGCGCTGAGGCTGTCGGATAGAACCGCTCGATCGCCGGATGGTACGGGCCAACTTCGTCACGGCGGTCGTAATGCTGAATCAACTGGAACGCCAAGAAGCTGTTGTTCAGGAACCCCGACAGCAGATCGGACGGTATGCCGGTGAATCCAACAACGATCATCAGCGAGTCGATCAGCCATGCGAAGGTGGCATTCATCAAGTCGTTCAACCACTTTGGGCTACGGCCACCAATAATGTGCTGCCAACCCTCAGGTGTGTGGTCAGTGATCGTGCACGCATCGATACCGGTGTCCTCACCCGGCTCAGGGGCCACGAAATAGGCGTACGGCTGCTCGAAATCCACACCCAACGCGGGCGCATAAAACACGCCATCCATGCCGGGAACCTGCTTGATGACAGGTTTGAAGATGTCCCCCAGCGACCCGCCCAAGTCAATCGTGGTGCGCAGCACCGAATCCAGCACCGTCTTCGTCGGACCAGTGATCTGCGACCGGTCCACTGTGGAAAACACGTAGGTAGGCTGGTCCAGGTTCGCCCACCTGTCAGGCTGCGGATCACCAGGCAGCCACAAATCCATGCGGGTATCCACACCGTACGACTGGGTAACGTCCTTGATGACGGCCTGAACGGTTTCCATCCGCACTGTGCGAGCCACCATCGGCGACGTGTCCAGCAGTGGATTGGTGCGTGACACATACACCGGGGTTCGCAGCATGCGTGTAAACGCCTGGACCGACAACCCGTCCCGCGACAACGCTTGCAGAACGGTGCCGAACCATGCCCGGATATCCGGGTTTAACGACAGCCCGTTGTTGATGAACTCCAGCCACCCGGACTGCAACCGCAGAGCGCATTCTGCGACCATGTTCTCCACGACGGTTTGCAACGCCCACACGAAGATCGCGTGCGAGAACGGCTGTGCCTGAATCGGCAGCCACCACGACGGCAAAATCACGTAGTAATTGAGGATGTCGCGGATACCGCGCAGTTCAGCGGTGCCGGTCCATGCGCTGTCGCGGTACTCGAAGGTGTGGTTCTTCGTGTAGAACGCATACCGCAAACCGGCTGTCTCGACGATGACACCGACCATCGTCTTTTTGCAGTCCATGAACAAAGGGATGAGAGGGCTGTTCCCTTTGAGGACGATCCGGCCGGTTTCAACATCGTTGCGCGGGTCAGCACCCGACGCCTCGATCAGGTCGCCACCGACAGCGCCCATCGGCTGCCAAAACTTGTCGCACACCGTGAACCGGAACGACGTGTCTACCTTCGATTTGCGTTCCGTCAACGCCCGCGCGGTTCGTGCGATCCTGTTCGGGTCGCCGGACTGGAGGGCGGATTGCCATGCCGCTGTTTCGCGTTCAAACTTCGACAACCGTCATCCCCTCCTTTCCCTGGTTCACAGGCGCCACAAATTCACCCACTACAGGGGCTACATCGGGTAGCGGCGCAACGGAGTCCCCGAAAGAATCACCTTCGAGTCAGCGTTGCCACCAACAATTTCTGTCTTCACAAAGAACTGCTGCGCCGGTTCGCCAGGTGACTTCGCGGGGATCGCCGCGTTCTCACTGAACCGGCCCGACAGGTACTTATAGAAATTGCCCTGCGGGGGAACAATCCCAAACAGCGACCCAATCTGGTCGGTGAACGCGTTCCGCTCCGAGAAGAACGACAACAACGACTTCACCGCCTGCTGGAAAATGTTCAACTCCTGCGGCGACGGCGGCACCGACGTCAAATCCTGCACCAACGTCGTCTGTGAGCGCGGGTCGGTACGTAGGAACACAATCTGATTGGGCAGCAGCGGACCAAACTCCACATACTCATCCGCGCCGGGACCGTCATACAACCGGAACGTGCCCGGGCCAAACAAGGTCGCATCCCAATACATCGGCTGGTCACCAACATTGACCATCGACACAAACCCAGACTGCGTGACATTCACATTGTCGCCCGCCGACACTTTCCGCACCGGAGCTGGTGTCGCCTGCGTGATCAACGCGCCACCGGCCTGCATACCAAACCCAATACCCCGATAATCCGGGCCAAGCTCGCTACCAGTGCCGGTTTCCTTGTGCGACAAGATCGGCAACCCATTGCGCAACACTTTGAACATGCGCGGATCGCCCTCATACCCGGCAACCAGGGTGAACTTCTCCCCAATCAGCGGGGCCACCAGAAGCGGCCGCTGAAACAGCACCGTCTGCGAGAAGTTGTTGAACCTCGACAGCTTGATCCAGTTGCCCTGCACCCGCATGCGGATGCCATTACCGTCCCAGTCTCCGTTGCTGTCGCGGCCCATGCGAGCCCACAGGTCGTTCGCCCCACTATCAGGCAGGCTCCACTCTTGGAACCCGCCGAGCACCATCGACACAACCTGATTGTCGGTGTCGGTGTCGAAATCCTTGTACGGCCCGCACACCACCTCGCGGGTATCCGTTGTCAGCGGATCGTCCGGGTCGTCCCGCCACCTCGCCTGGTCACCATTGGCGTAGACGTACCCGCCGCCGTCACCCTCGTAGTACAGCGGCCAGTCCGCGCCGAGGTCCTGCGTGCCCGACGTGTCATAGTTGAACGTGTCGGTCATCGACTCATACTCGAACTGGAAACTCGCCGCGTAGTCGTAGGTACGCCAGAACCCCGAATCGGCCCGCAGTCGCAAACTTTCACGCTGCCGCTTGCCGATCTCCAGCGGTGCTTGCGGCGCGCCCTGGAACCACCTGACCGGCGCCCACCAGTGCCCCATGTCGTGGGTGAGGAAGTTCAACGTCGCTTCCTGCTTCGCGTCGATCGACGCGACCAGATCGCGGTAGACCCTGCGCGTCCACTTCGGCGACCGGCCACGGCATTCCACCCCCACCTCAACCTCAATCGGGTCGTAGAGCGCATCAATATTGGTGATTCCGTCCTCGGTGGCACCCTTCTGGTCGATGTGCTTCCACGGCGGGATCAACCCCTTGAGTGATGTGAGGTGCACCATCTCCGGGGCTACAACCCGGTCAGGGACCGCCATCCCGCCCATCATGTGGAAAGTGATCGACTCGTCGTAGGCGTCGAGCCACATCATCGGCTTCTCGCCCTTGGCAAGGTGGTACCAGCCGTGGGGGGTTACATCCGTTGCGGGGTAATGCTTCTTAGCCATTTACCGGGAAACCGCCAGGATGCCCCGTCGTTCACGGCGGGGAGGAATGGCGTACGCCACAGGCGTATTGCGTTTACACACGTCAACCTCCTGAGTAAACTTGGATCTTGTGAGGACCGCGTACAAGGTCCGGGCCTACCCGGACGCCGAACAAGCCGCCCTGTTGCGGCGCACGTTCGGCTGCGTACGTCTGGTGTGGAACAAGACGCTCGCCGAACGGCAGCAGCGCTACACCACCGAACAAAAATCGACCTCCTACAAGGAGACTGACGCTGCTCTCTCGGAGTGGAAGAAGACCGAGGATCTGGCGTTCCTGTCTGAGGTGTCGTCGGTTCCGTTGCAACAGACGCTGCGGCATCAGCATTCGGCGTTCGCCGCGTTCTTCAAGGGCCTCGCGAAGTACCCGCGTTTCAAGAGCCGCCACGGAAGGCAGTCCGCGCACTTCACCCGCTCCGCATTCCGCATCAAAGACGGCGCTCTGTGGCTGGCGAAAACCGCCACGCCTCTGCGGATCGTGTGGACATGGCCCGGTGTCGATCTGGCTGCGCTCGATCCGACGATGGTGATCGTCTCCCGTGAACCCGATGGCCGTTGGTTCGTCACGTTCGCTGTCGACCAGCCCGATCCCCAACCCCTGCCCGTCACCGGAGAATCGGTGGGCGTGGACCTGGGCATCAAGGACTTCGCTACCTTGTCGACCGGGGAGAAGATCGCCAACCCGCGCCACATGGCCCGCCACGAACGGGGCTTGCGCCGTCAGCAACGCCGCCTGTCCCGCATGAAGAAGGGATCGAAGAACCGTGCCCGTCAGCGAGTGAAGGTTGCGCGCAAACACGCTCGCGTCCGGGATGCTCGCCGCGACTTCCTCCACAAGACCAGCACCGAACTCGTACGCAGGTTCGACACCATCGCTGTCGAAGACCTCGCCCCGAAGAACATGGTCGGTAACCGATCGCTCGCCAAGTCGATCAGCGAATGCGGTTGGGGTGAGTTCCGTTCCATGCTCGAATACAAGGCGAAGAAGGCTGGCCGTCGTGTCGCGGTGATCAACCGCTGGTATCCCAGCTCGAAGACCTGTAGCGCGTGCGGGCACCTGCTCGCGACGCTCTCCCTCGGAACACGTCATTGGACGTGCCCCGACTGCGGCACCCGACATGATCGGGACATCAACGCCGCGAAGAACATCCTTGTCGCCGCCGGGCTGGCGGAGACACAAAACGCCTGCGGAGGCGACGTCAGACCGCATGGGGCATCCCATCGGCAGTCGCCTGTGAAACAGGAACCCTCGCAGGCGACTGCGAGAATCCCCGTCCTTCAGGGCGGGGAGTAGTCAACCTCCCGGCATGACGTACTGGTTTTGCAGGTGATAGGCGATGTCGCGGCCGGTGCCGTCTTCGGTGGCACGCTGGTTGTTGACCGTGATGTTGGTGTCGCCCTGGTTGACTTGGGTTTGGCCCTGGCCTGTGGCTTGCGGGTCGATGTCCTTGCGCTGCTGGGACGCCTGACCGGCAAGGTTCGGCAACGCCGGGGCCGCCCCCGCCAAACCACCCGCGATGCGGGTGATCCAGTTGTTGTTCGCCAAATCCGATCCACCCGTGGGCAGGAACGTTTCCATCAACCCTTGGGCGCCGATCGCGGCGACCTGGCCGCCGTACTCGATGGCGCGGTTGATCAGCTTCACCCCGGTCTGAGCGGCCTGGCCCGCGCCGGGTGCCATCGCGTCCAACGCCATACCACCGGCCTGCACCGCCATTCCGAGCGCGCCGCCACCGTCCATGCCGATACCACCGGAACCGGACCCGGCATACGGTGCGACGTTCGCCCCGATGTTGGTGGTGTTCGTCGGCCCGCCAGTGAACATGCCTTGCGGTGCGCCAGCGGCCATCGGGCCGCCACCGCCGCCCGTGGTGGGCAGCGGGGCAGGATTCGTCGCCCACGCACCCGACGACACCGGAGCCGGCGGGTTATTCAACGCAGGGTTGGTGTTCTGCGGGCTGTACAACCCCGGAGCACCCGCCGCCGCCGCCGACCCGCCAGGAACCGACGTCACCGGCCGGTAGTAATGCGACGTGAACGCCGGATCGTCGGCGCCCGTGCCGCCGATACCACGCCGCGCCGCTGCCGCGTCACTGCCCCAGTTGAACGGGGTGCCGCCAGGCAGCGTCGCCTGCATGTGGCTGGCGTTGAAACCGACCCGGAAATCGCCAGGCCCGCCCATGCCCTTGATGAAGCCATGCGCAGTCAACCACTCGTCCGCATTGTGGGTCGACATGCTCGCGCCGGTCGTCGGGCGGCCATCCATCAAGTTGACCAGATCCTCAACAGCGCTAGAACAATCAGCCAAACCCTGCGTCAGGTCGCCGCGTTGTTCTTGTGTGTACCGGCCCGCCGGAACGTTGGCGAGTAGCGCCGCGTCGCCGGGATAGGCACCGATCGGCGTCATGGACACACCGGTCGCACCGGCGGACGGGTAGGAGCCCCGGTCGTACTGGTTGTTCTGGTACTGCGGCCCGAACACTCCCTGCGCGCCGAGCACACCCATCAACCCGTGCCCGCCCTGGGTCGGGTTATAGGCCGAAATGGCCTGCAACTGCCCCAACAACGGTGCCGCAGCGAGGTTCGCCACGAACTTCGTGATGTTCTCCGCGATCCCCGCCAAACCCTTCGAGATACCGAAATCCTGATCAAGCTGGGCACCGATCTGCCCCAAATCCTTGACATGCTTGTCGGTTTGCTTCGTCAGCTTCTCGTACTGATTCGCGCGGGCATCACTCATGCGCATCTCGGCGGCCTGAAGGTCGCGTTCAGCTTCGATCACATCGTTGCGGGCCTTGAGGCGGTCCTGCTCGGTGGCTTCGGTGGACTGCTCCAGCTGGGCGGCGCGGGCACGCTTCTCCGCCAGTTTGTGACGCGCATCCAGATACGACGACTCAGCGGAGAACACGGCCGCGTCGGGTGGCATACCAGCAATCCCCGGCGGCAGCGTCGTGTCATACGGCAACACAGGCGCATCCGGCAGCTTCGGGCCAGAACCACTACCACCATCAGCCCCCACCGCGCCCGGGAACAGATCAGCCAACGGGCCATCCGCGGGTTCCCCATCCGAACCAGTCGCGCCGCCACCACGACGCCCGCGGCGATCCTCCACGGAAACATCCAATGGAACCTGACCGGGAAGGTTACCGAACGGGGACGCTGGACCGTTCGAGTTCGTACCCACAAGCCCTGGAATCGGGATGCCGCCAACCGTTGGCGTGCCAGGTCCAGACCCGCCGCCGAGCTGAGGAAGCGGAGACGGCTGTGGATCAACCCCCGTGCCGCCCTGAATGTTGCGGTCCCACCACTCACGGGCACTGCGACCCAACTGATCCGGCGTATTGGAGTGATTCCAGCTATCCGCACCTGGAATCGCGTCCTGAATGGCCTGTTCAATCTCAGGGCCGTTCTGCGCAACCAGGAACGCCAGCCACGCTGGGACCGCCACACGCGACAACGCGGCAGAGATTCCCTTGGCCGACTTATCGGCCGTCGCGGGAAGACCGGCCAATGTCGTGCTCACCGTTGAGAGAGATTGCGTCAGGGCCGTGATGCCAGCTATGGACTTCCACGCCACGAACGCGGTCACCACGTCCCCAACGCTGATACCGATCCGGTCGAGCATTTCGACTACGCTGGACAGCGCATCCCACAAATCCTGCGCAGTCTCGGCAGCTTCCTCGAAGGTGCGCTTGATGTCGTCCTTGTGCGCGACGATCCACGCGTTCAGGTCATCCAGCTTGTCGGTCACATTGTTGATCGACTTGGCAAGCGCGCCAGGACCCTCCGTCGTGTCCAGCGGGTCGCCGAACAGCGCCGAAATGAAGTTCGCCCCAACACGACCCACGGCGGCATTCATGTTCGACAAGGCGCCGTCAACAGTGTCGGCCAGCTTCTTCGACATGCCACCGAACTGGCCCTCAATCGCCTGCACAAGCATGCCGAACGAAATCGTGCCGTCCTTCGACATCTTCTGAATCTCAGCGCTCGTCAGGCCGAACTCTTTCTGCAACGCCGCCTGAACATTGATGCCACGCTCATTGAGCTGCAACATCTCTTCAGCCTGCAGCTTGCCCTTGTTGAACACCTGGTTGAAGATGACGGCCAGGTCGCCGAACTTCTGGCCAGATGCACCCGCCGCGTCCGCGATCGCCGTCAACGCCGCCTGCAACGGGCGACCCTGCTTCACCCCACCAGCAAGGAACTGAGTAGCAGCCTTCGCCGCCTCGTCCAACGCAATCGGAGTGCCAACGACGACCTCGTTGATATCCGACATGATCGTCTTGACCTGCTCGGCGCTGTTCCCCATCGCGGCAAGACGGTGCGATGTCGCATCAAGAGACTTGTACCGATCAAACCCCTTGAACAGGGCAACACCGGCGGCGCCGATAATGCCCGTCGCGGCCGCCGTGAACGCCGTGCCCAACGCACGACCAGCCAACGCGCCAGCCTTCGACGCCGCACCCTCATACCCCGACAGGGCAGCCGAAAACCGGCCCGCCACAGGCAACGACGACACCAAAGACGAACCAAACGACGAACCAAACCCCCGGCCCGCCGACACACCATGCGACGAAAAACCATCAACAATACGAGAACCGGCCTGACGCGTCGCACGATCAACCTCACGCGACAACTGCTCGCCAGCATTACGCCCCGCAGCCGCAGCCTCCCGGCCCACATTCTCACCGATCGCACGACCAGCAGACGACCCCGCGCGCGCCCCAGCCGCCTCCATCTCACGCTCAATGTTCTTCGCCGCCACCGCAGCAGCACGCTCATCAAGACGGGAAATAATGTCCACGTAGATAGGCATCAGACACTCACCTCCCCGTCACCAGCCGAACAGATCGGCCTCAACCTCACGCTGCAACTCATGCGCCTCAACCGACGCACGCGCCTTCTCCAGCCGATCAACCGGATCTTCAAACGCAAACGGCTCATACACAGCCTTACGACTCTTCGACGCATGAAACGACGCTCGAAACCTGGCGATCTCGTTATACGTCTCCGCCGCGATCAACTCCGGCTCAGACCAACGCCCACCACGAACAGCCCGCGCCACCGCACCATCAACAGGAGCGAAATCCACATACAACTCCCGAACGCGCTCCTCAGCGTTGTCCACGAACCGCACCCCGAACAGGTCCAGCAACTCCAAACTGGACAGCCTGCCCTGATGCCAATCCGCAACACTCAACCCGAAGAAGCGCCGCAGATCACTCGCTATCTGCCTCGGATACAGTCTCCAAAACCACTGGGCCTCCATCACTTTTCGAGTCGGACTCAGCTCGCTCCGCGATCGAGAAACCCTGCTCCGTCCACGCCCGCCACACATCACGCGCACCAGCGGGACGCCCGTTGATCTTCTTCGACCGCAACACCTCGTAGGAGTCCATTCCCAACACGACCTGAACGATCCGCACCTCACGCGGCGGCGACACACGCTTACCGTCCTTGTAGTACGGGGGGCCTTTCACCGCGCCGGGGCGGGTCTCCGCCGGCAGGACCATCTCGTTGCCGTCTCGGTCCTTAACTGTCTGCTCCGGGATGTACAGGTCAGGTTCCCGGTCGTAAGTTTCGATCTCTTCGAGGTACGCCTCGTAAGCTTCCAGAGCGTCGTCGTCGAGCATCCGAAGATTCGGGTGAGGCGGGATCGACATCGTAGTTCCGTCGTCGAACCGAAGGACACGATCAGCGAACGGGGAATCGAACTCGGTGGCCTGCTCACGGGCCGCGGCGCCATTGTTGGTGGGCTTCGAAGTAGTCATGAGAATTTGGGGCTTCCTTTCACGCAATCACGGGGCTGAAAGACGGGGCTGAGGAGAGGGGCCTGCCGGGTGGGGGCCAGCCCCGGACGCACCATGCGGCGCGCCACAAACACCCACCCGGCAGGGGCTTTTCTGGCTAGCTGCCGTCCGAGTACTGCTCAGCCCATCCGGGGCCACCCATCCACACGTAGAAGTAGCCGGGAACCAGGGCAATCGTCCCAGCCGGATCGGGCCGCATGAAGTACTCGTTCGGCAGCACCTTGTACGTCAGGTCCGCCGTATCAGGATCGGTCTTCGACCGCTGCTTGGACGCCTGGTCGTCCAGCTTCACCGCCGGATAACCCTCAGCGCGGTAAATGAACCCGCCCGAGGTGCGGCGCGCATACAGCAGCAGCAGCTGGTACTCCGCCGAGTCAGCGTCCAGCAGCGGACCCTCACCGTAGTCAGGGGTACCGGGAAGCGCGACCAGCGGATTACCGGCGTTGTCGCACAACGGAAGTTCCGACTCCAGCCGGTGAATCAGCGGATCGGCCGTACCGAGCGCCACGAACCGCACCGAATACGACTTCTCCGTCACCTCAGAATCGACCGGGAACTTCGACTGCAGCACCATCAAATCGTCAGAGGTGACGTCCGGTTCACGTTCCGCACCGCCATCCTCAGGGTTGCAGCCGATGTGCCACCAGCCCTCATTCGGGTCGGTGTTGTACTCGTACTTGCCGTTCACCTTCCGGCGGATGAAAAGGTCGTCGCGAATCTTGCCGTCCTGCGCGAACGGCGACCACTTCACCGTCACGCAGTCATCCTCGAACGGCGACATGTCCGTCGCGGCACCGCGGTTGTCACGAATGAACACCGCCTGCAAACCGCCACGCTCAATGAACGGCTTGTGAATGTCAGTGAATCCGCCGGCGCTCCAATCGGTGCCGGTCATTGGCTGCGTCATAGGACGCTCCTCTCGATCATGATGGGGGGACCGGATTGCAAAAAGAACTCCGGCGAAACAAAAAAGACCCAAGCCCCAGAAATCGGGCGAGGGGCTTTATTTCTTTGGTTGTTTTCGGGCTGAAACTCAGGACAGGTACGGCAGGCCGACCTCGTATCGGCCCACGTACCGAACAACATGCGGATCGTCGCTGTACTCAACAGGAATCGGAGCCATCAACGACCGGCAATAATCAATCGTCACCAGCACACCCCCCGGAAGGGTGATCAACGTCAACGGATTCAACGACAGCTCAACCATCCGTTGATGCGTCAAACCGGCCTCCACGTCGGCGGCAGCATCACCAGCGGCGAACGTGTGCACAGACACAACCGCCACATCCTGCGCAACCTCAGGCGCATCCACACCGTCAACACGACGCACAACCCGGTGCGGCAACGGATCATTCGCCACCCTGCGCGTCGAAACCTTCCCCAGCGGAGAAAGCCACTCCACCAGCACGCGGTGAATACTCGGAGCGCTATCGATCGCCATAAGCGGTGCCGCCGAACTGCTTAGCCGTCTTCTGGGCCGGCGCATACTCGTCGTTGTGCACCGACCCGAACTCCACAAGGTGCGCCTGCGGATCGGTCGCGCCCACCTTGCCGCGGCCTTTGTTCGTGGAACGTTCCGTCACCTGAACCGAATCGCGGTAATCGCCCGACGACACCGGAGAGTTCTGCTTCCACGCGGCGGCAACCTCATCCATAAACTCGTTGACGCCTTGATTCACCTCGGGCAGCTTGTCGAAGTCGTCGAGACTGATACCGAACTTCGCCAGCGGATTCTTCTTTGTAGGGCCACTCGCCACAGCTAAGCCGCCTTTCGTAACTCGGCAACCAGACCCGGCGCCCAGCCGTGGAACCCCAATGTCCAATCCCGAACCGCGACAACATCGAACACGTCCGCGCCGAACTCGACACGATCCTTCACCGCCACTGGTGAACCCACCGGCAAATACAGGTCCACATCGACAACTTCCGTTTCGGTCATCGTCGCCGAACCAACCACCTGGACATGCGGCGCCAACTGAATAGCACCCACCGGAACACCAGGCCCGAACACCGGGATCGTGTTCCCCAGCCCATCCGAATCATCACCCACATGCGGGTAATGCGTCACAGTGAACGAAACAGGGAACGTCACAGCCGATGCACCGTGATAGTCGGGATGGGATGCGCGAACCGGCGAACCTCGGCAAGCTCATCGGCCGTGAACAATGAGGTGCTTGAGACCCACTCTGCGTTGCGCTGAGTGAACGGACCAGCCGTGAATGATACGGCCTGCGACTGCACCGAACCGGGCTGCACCGTCAGATGTCGCGCAACCACAGACGCGACGAGCGCCGTGACGGCTTCCGGCGCGCCGCCGCCGACGTACTCAACCACCACGACCGTTCCGGTTACCAGTGGGCGCCCATTCTCGGATACGTCCACATAGTCACCATCCTGAGTGAAATCCACAGCAGCGCCGTCGATACCCTCAACGCTGCGGACCTCGACCACGAGGCCGGGAAGCCACACCCTGCCGTTGACCACGTTCGCCCGCACACGGGTGACGCCATCGGTGAACACTCGACCCGACGCGCGCTGGAACGCATCGCTGACACGCTCCAGCAGCGCGTCGGCCCGGTCTGACTGCTCATCAGTGAGGTCCGCGGCGCTGGACAGCCCCAGCGCCGCGGCAACATCATCGGCAGTAGCGAGCACTAGCTGCCCGTCTTGTTGAAGACGACCACGCCAGTGGGGCGGACAACCTTGCCGCCGTACACATGCAGAGCACGGATACGGTCAGAGAAGCTGTCCTGATCCCGCAGAGCCTCAACGGTGTCGATCTGCGACACATACGCCGCCGCCGACGGATGGAACGCGACGAACTGCTCATCGTCGGTGTCCCGCAGGTTGTTCGACTCCACGATCCGGGCGCCCAAGAGGTTCCCGATGGTGCCCGCGCGCAGACCAGCAGCGTCGCCGGAGGTGTCTGCACTGGTCAGCTTCGACCCGGACGACCGCAGCCAGAACGCCATCTCCGCGTTCACGACAACGACACGCCCCACGTTCGGGACGTTCGCCTTCGTCAGCTCCTTGAGCGCCGTGGCGATCAGGTCGAACGCGTCATCAGCGTCCGTAGGTGCCGAACCGCTCAGCGCGGTCCCGTTGTCCACCAGCAGATCGGCGATGAACTTGTCGGTGTCGGTGGCCAGAGCTGTGGCGCCCGCACGGGTGTAGGCCTCCAGCGAGCCAGCGACCTGAACCCGGTCGATGTCATCGACCAGGAAGTCGATCGACTTCTCCTGGTCAATGAGCAGATCGACGCCGGTGTCAGAAATGGCGTCCGCCGAGGTCTGCCGGCCAGCGGCCTTGTAGTCCTTGACGGTAGGTGCCACCACGCCAGCGATGTGCACCACGTTGCCCTTGCTGGCGATGCCTTCGTACTCGCGGTTGACGAGGTTGGCGAAAACGGTCTGGGCGGTCCACTCCTCGAGGAGCATGTCCGACCAGAGTTCAGGAATGAAGTTGTTGAAAGCCATTTTTGGCTCCCTTCTGTGTTAGTGGAGTTCTCCACGTAGATAGCTGTCAAGTCGGCCCTCTTCGCGCGCCTTCTTTCGCTCGGCAGGCGGCAGCGCCGCGTACTCAGCCGGGGTGAGAGGCTTCGGGCCTTCAACCTTCTTGTCTGATGTGACTTCCGACGTCGGCACGGCCGACGATGCCGTTTTGGCCTTCAGCGCTTCTTCGATCCGCTTGTTGACGAATTCGTTCCACCGGTCGGCGGATTCGCGCATCTCTTCCTCGGTGTCGCCATGAATGAACTCAGGATCGACTTTCGTTTCGCGCGCCACATCACTTCGGATGCGTTCACGCTCAGCCGTCTCGAACTTTCGTGCCAGTTCTTCGATCCGGGCCAGCGGGTCGTCGCCGATCTTTTCCTGCGACTCCCGCCACTTCTTGGCGTCCGCGAAGTTCTCCTTGGCTTGCGCCTCGTTCTTGCGGGCCATTTTCTTCCAGAACTCGACCGTCTCAGTTGGTTTCGGAGCTTGCGTGGGCTCCTCAACCGTGGCGGTTGCGTCCTGGTCGCCTGCCGGTTCCACTGGCTCCGTTACGGCGCTGTGTTCCGACGTTTCTGCTGTCACATCATCAGACATGAGGGTTTGTTTCCTTTGCGGATGGGTTTTCTTTGTGACATGCCCGTTACGGGCCATGTGTGCGTTATCCAGACCGCCGGGGGTCAGCGCTGGATGCTTCTGGGGCCTGAGAACTTCTGGTCACGCCATGCGAGGACGGGCCCAACCTCGCCGTGCTCCCGAGTGACGATCAACTTTCGGTAGTCAACGGCGCGTCCGCCGCGATCCGCGATACTCGCGAACGCCTTCACCTGGTCATGCGTCTCGTTGAGAAGCTCCGTGCTGATCGTGTCGAAGTCCATCCCCGGCGGGATCACGTCAATATCGCAATCACAGCCCGGATGAATGGGCATCAACGAGTTTTTGCGGTACCGCATGGTTGATGCGATGACACACAGCGCGCAGTTCTCGCTGCCGGTCAAGACGCGGCGGTAGAACTGGACACCGCTGCGGGCGAACGACGACCTAGCCTGGTGCGTCTTTGCAAGTTGCAGGTCGGTGCCCGCCAGGTTCTCGATACGACGCTGACCGGCCCGGAGTGCCGCTGCGACGCTCTTACCTTCCGACAGTGCCGTACGTGCTGTGATCACAGGTCGCGCGTACACCGTCTCCGACGGCACACCGCGAATCGCGGAAACCTCGACGGCCTGCACCGGTGACTGCTGGGTGACTTCTGCGATGTACACCGAAGTCATGGCCGCCATCGACTCTTGGGCCGCTTGGACAACCGGTGCCACCGAAGATGTCAGCTCTCGCAGTCCACTGTCAGACAGCGTTACCGATGTCCACGCTGCGGACACATATTCGAGCAGTCTGCGCCTCAGTTCAGCGGTCGCAGCCGCATACTCAGCGTGATCCATCTTCCTGGGGGCGCTGCACCGAGTTGCCGGCGAACAAAGTTATCTGCTCACGCGCCCTATCAAGATCGTCCTGCTTGATCTGATCGGCGTTGTAGTTCAGGATATTCCGCCGGATAGACGCCCACGACTCGCCGGCCGCCTTAGCCAGAGAGGCGGCAGCATACTTCTCCCCCAGCGTCACACGATCTGGAGATTCGAACGACACATCCACTGTGTCCTCAACGGCCTCGCCCTCAAGCTGCATCGCCTTGACCAAGATGGCCTCCAGGCCGATCTTCGCTATCGAAAGCCGATCCTGACACTTGAACAAGAAGCCCTTCTCAATGTTGTGCGCACCCTCAGCTGACTGGTTCGCGCTGTCCGGCATCAGCATCGGCAACGGAGTCTTGGTCGCCGACGACAGCTGTCGAATATGCTCCTTTATCGCCGACAACATCGGAGTGAAGTCGTTCGTCTGCGATTCCCAGATATCAACCCCAGGGGGCAACTCCCACAACGCTCCCGGCGCGGCCTCAAAGATCGAGGCGTAGTCGATCGCGTTGCCGTTCTCATCGACCTTCGGCAACCCATTTTCCGTCGACTTCAACGCACGCTGACGGAAAGCCTGGATCGCCATCGTGGACAACAACTGAAGCTCAGCCCGGTTGATCCGGTTGATGATGTCAATGTGAGGCTCCACCTCGCCCATGCCATCAGGGTTCTGGTACACCACCACCGGCGGCGGCGAACCGGTCACTACAGCATCACCAACCGGAACCCACGAGTCTGAGATTCGCGTCACCAGCCTGCGCCGGGACGACGACTGCACAAAGCACGGACGGGCGAACTTTTGCCACCCGTCACCCGACCACACAATCGCAAAATCCGACTCGGCATCGAGGTCCCGCCACCACCGCATAGCGGACCTGATCCGCCACGGCTGCAGCGGGTCAACGCTGACAACCATCGTTTCAGGAGAGTCAGCTGTGATCGTCGCCGTACCGTCATCACGACGCCAGCACGTCAAATACGACTCGCCGAAGTCCAGCCCATACTTGACCCACTGCTTACACACGGAATCCATGCGGTTATCCCGCCAAATGCGCCGTGCACGTAACGCCAAATCACTATCGGCGGAACCACCAACCGTGATGCCATTCGGGATGATCCGGTCAGCAACAGAGTCACGCACCATCAGACCCCAGTTGGTGCGCGCCTCACGCTGAAACGAACGCCACGCCGCAGACGTGTTCCTCGTCAACTCGGGCAGCGGAGCATCCCCATTGGAGTAACGCGCCAACAAACGCACCCGCGACATTCCGTCGTCGATACGCTTCGTCAATACCGGGAGCCATTCCGCTGGCGTTGAAGCAGTCAACAGCTGACCCCCTCTCTGTCTCTATGGCGACTAGTAGATCCGTCTAGGCGCAAACACTTTCGGGCGCGGACGTGCACCATCACGACGCGCATCAACACACGCCTCCCACGACAACATCCCCGCCATCGCAGCATCAAACTTGTCGGCCAAACGGCCATCCTGCTTCTGCATCACCCACAGCGGCTGGCCTGTATCGTCCACCAGCTTCAGCTCACGCCGCCCCGCATGACCCATATGCTCAACAAACTTCGGCCGCCACACATTCGCAGCCAGCGCCGCGTCGCCAGTCGCCAACGCATCCGCATAACCCTGCGTCGCAGCAGCCACACGCCTCAAACTGCCGCCGCCGCCAACAGCCCACTCCACAACCCGATCCGGGAAACGACCCGCCCACGCGGCGATCGTCGAATCCCAGCCCCACGGGTCGCAGTACATGCGCCACACCTCAAACCGGGCCATCATGTCCACAACGAGCGCTGTCACCTCATGCTCAGGGACTTCCCACTCTTCGACGTTCTCGGGCCGCTCCCAACAGCCCAACAACATCTGGCGTCCCGTCGCAATCTCAGTGACCACGACAGCCGTCGCATCTCTCCACCGCGACCCGTCAAACCCTGCAGTGACGAACGCTCCATCCGGCACCGTCTCATCGCACTGCACTAGGCGCGTCATATCGAACGCCTGAGAGCCAGACTTACGCCACCGATTCAGATAGACCCGCTCCCAGTAAGCGCGGTCAATACCCGTGCGGTCGTAGTCCTTCGCGATCCGCTCAAACTGCCCCGGCCCCCACTCCCCAATAGGGCCAGTGGCATCCGCGACAGCGGCGACACGCTTCTCCACGGTGGACAGATCATCATGCTCATCACCGGCCCAGCGCCGAAAGAAGAACAGCGACGGGTCCTGCCGCTCACCCCTGGCGATCGACTCCGCCTCGGCAAGCACGTCCTCTTCGATGCTGCCCTGACCAGGCTGCCCAGCAGTCGACGTGTACAACGTCCACGGGTCCTCCATCGGCCGCTTCGGCATGTTCTGCAACATCGTCTCGTGCGCGTCACGATGCCTCGGCATAAACAACCGGTGCGGCTCATCGAAATGCTGAAACGTCGTCCGCGCGCCATCGCGAGACCCCGGAGCATTCGACACAGCAACAGCGAACCCATCCTCGCCACCCGAAGGCGACAACCGGACGATCCGCTCCTTGCTGATATCAAACAGATCAACATCGGGGCCGTTCTCCAAGATGTACTTCAGCACACCGAACGCCAGCTCCGACACCTGCTCCTCGGTGACCGCCATCATCGGAATCACCGGCGACCGCACCGGCCGACCCACAGGATTCCCCGCGGCGTCAAAACCGTCACACCGAACCGGCGCCTCTGGATGCAACTCCACACCGCAAATCCACGCCGCGAACTCGGTCTTGGCTACACCCTTCCTGAGTTCGACACCGGCCCGCTCGAACCGCCGACGGCCAGCCAAACGGTGCCCACGCGGATACAACTCATACAGCCGATACACCAGCGCGCGCTTCTCGTCATCGAGACGTGCAGGCTGACCCGACAGCGAGCCCGGGCCGAACACCATCCGATCCTCAATGAAGTCGCACACCTGCGGACCCAGCGTCGGGAACGCCAAATCCACGGCCGGCACCTGAAGTACAGCCATCTAAGCTGCCTCGGTCGAACCGCTACGTCACAAGCTTCAGGCGCGGATCGTCACCGGGATCAGGATGACTCACGGGCGCGGCCTCCGACTTCCGCCGCTTCGACCCCTTCGCCTTGGAATCCTCCGTCGCCTCAATCTGCCACTCCAGACGGCGGCGAGCCAACGGATTCGTCCCATAATCGGTATCGGCTTTCTCTAGCCGAACCTGAGCCTCCGCCCGCGCCTTCGCGGTATCCGCGGTCCAAAAATCGTTGTACAACATCGCCACACGAAACAGCCCGTTGATATCCGAATCGGTGTACTCCGGGGCCATCGGCGACGCCCAAATGTCATTCCACCAACGCACCGTCAACGGATGCCACACCACACCATCCGGCAACTCAGGAGCGACCACATCATGATCCGCAGACAACGTAGCCCGCGTCGACGACTTATTGCGCCGAGCGCGCACAGAAGGATCTTTAGGTAGGGGTGGCATGACATTCCTCCCATTTCGGGAATCAACAAGGTATCAGCAAAACCGCAGGTCAACCCCATTTCGGGGAAGCCGCGAAACCCCCCGGTTCCGTACAGACCAAAATCTGCA